GATTCATCGGATAGATGTAATCGTCATTAGGCATCGGATCAGTCCAGCTCCCACTCCAGTCTTCAGGCTTGCGGTACTTCGCGAAGAAGTAAGTCGGTGGATAGCCGAGATCGTGATCGACGATAACCGAGTACCCGTTCGTGCCGTCCGGAATCCGTACGCCTGTATGTTGAATACCCAGCGCTTTAGCGTTGTTGTGCAGCCGGAACTTCGTCATATCCGTATCTTCCAACCGAACGCCGGGGCCATCGATGACACGGATACCGTATCGGGAAGCAGAAGTGCGCGCGCCAAGTGACGCCTGTCCCACTTCCTGTCGGAACTCCTGCGTAATGTCGACCGCGAAGACACGGATACGACAGCGGATTCTCAGTGCATCTGTCGGATCGCCGGGAACGAATATGCCTCGCAAGTACACCTTGTTCTTGGTAGCGACGATCTCGTTGGCTACATCTCGCGGAAAGAGAGGTGTGGTGATGTTCTCCTGCCTACAGGTGAAAGCCGGGATATATCCTAGATCATGTGAAGCCAACTCCATACTCCAATAGCCTTCGGTCGCCGGCCATTCAGTCTTGTTGATCTCCATCTGAACGTCAACTACGGCGTCCATGAACGGCCAACGGTCATCAAGCACCCGTTGATAGTCTGCCGCACGGTCGACCGAAATGCCTTCTTGTGAGATACGGATGCCGGGGCGGCCCATCTAATCCTCCTGATCACCGATACGCATCATCGGCTCGCCTTCTTCATTGTCGACATCAATCTGACCTTGTGGGCCTTTGATATGGATCCGGCCGGCATTGAGCGTGTCGCCTAGATTACCGGACACACGCATCTCATCGAAGTTGATCTCCTGCGGTTTGTAGGCCCGCATCGTACCCACACTGCGCAAGCTGTTCTCTATCGGCAAGCTGTTCAGAGTGCGGCGCATAAAGCCGTTATATCCGGCGCGCTGGTAGTCGTATTGCTGATCATCCACTAGCAGGTGTCTCCTCGGAGACATTGTACACCCACTCGATGCCCTCGATCTTTTGCGGGGCGCCTTCAGTAGATTGGTCAATGATCAGATCAGCAGTGCCGCCGGTAGGTATCTCAAGCCGGGGAGGGAACTCTATATATTCCTCTTCCTTCTGAATCTCACCGACTTCCTTGTGCTGGCCGTTGCCGACAGCGATCTTCACCTTCGCGCCTTTGGCGTTGTGTGATGTGATGATGACGCCGATGAACTTCTTCTTACGGCGCGTACCGAGATATGATCGTCCGGTCTGCTCCACGAAAGGAATGGACACACCGCCGTCAGTGTTGCCGGTGTCATCGATATAGAGTTTGCCGTCATCCGAGAAGAAATACGGCTTAACCGTACCGGTATAATCGTCAGTGCCTTGAAACAGTGCCTTCTTGCCAAGCGAATCAATGGCCCAGTTATTGTCATCAAAGCTATATACGATCCGAAGATTTTCATTACCACGTCCGACATCCACCGTGCCGAGATACAGCATGTAAGTGTTATTGATAACCGTGCTACTGCTAGTGATCAGATTGGCCTGCGGAACGTACTTCATGATCAGCTCGTACAAGCCGCGCGAAATGTATTCCTGCTGACCGGAGCTGTCGTTGCGCGCATGGATATGTCCCTTGGCGTCGACCCATACCAGCCAGTCATCATCGATATTCTGGATTGAGTGCGGCGCGATGCAACCGACGCTGCTACTGAATGTGACCATATTGCCGCCATCCCACTTTTGCGCGGAATTACGAGTGAAGACCACCAGACGATTGCTAGACTTACGCATCCCTGTGATAGCGTTGCTGGAATCCGTACCGGGCCGTGTGCTTGTCCAATCAGCTCTTGCGGGTTCTGGGTGATCGATGTTCCAGAAGCGCGTCAGCAAGCCGTAGCGTCCGTCCAGCCACAGCTCATCGTTGTCGGCAAGGTTGTAATACAGGTTTAAAGTATGAGTACCAGAGCCGGTAGCTGTGATATCAATCGCCGTGCCGGCCGTGGCGAGAGCGGCCGTCGTGGCGAGCTTCATGGTCGTCGCGGAAAGATTGATGACGTAATACGTCGTACTGGCAGCCAAGCCTGTCGGCAATGTGCCGGTGGTAGAAACTTGTACCGGAGTGCCAGTAGGATAGAGCGTCGTGCTGGATACCGTCAGGATATCCGTAGTGGCAGCGGTGAACGTCTTCGTCTCACGAGTGAAGTACACGCGCTTGTTGGGACGATCAACCGACGTGATCGTGACGTCGTACAATTTTGTGCTGCCGCCGGCGGCGTAAATGTCGAGCATCATACCGGCCTTGAGGTAGCGCACCGAGTCGACCGTGATGTACGCCAACAGACCGTTGTGAGCGGCCTGTACGAATGTGATGCTGCCGAGCAAGCCAGATGACTTGTAGAGCCTATTGGGATAACGAACGCTATTGACCGTGACGTTGCCGGCGTACAGCGAACCGTTGAACTCTTCGATAAAGTAGGCGGCCGGCATGTTCAGGATGTTGCGGATCGCGGAGACGTCCAGAGTCTTGTCGACATTGTAGGCGTTCAGCGGAGCGCCGGTAGTAGCGTTGTAGCCGGAGATGTAGACCTCATCATTGTCGAGGAAGAAGAATACCTTGGCGTCAGCAGGATAACCGGTGACACTGGTCAGCGTCGTCCATGCGCCGGTAGCGGAATCCTGCACCCGGACAATCGTCGCCGTATCCGCATCATTGTTGACTGCTACGAACCTCTTGTTACCTGTAGTGAACCGGGCGATGAACGCGCCGGTCGGAGCATTACTGGCAGAGAAGACGCTGCCTACCTGCGTACAACCGTTGCGCCGAATGTATGATCCGAGCTGAATTCCAAAACGGCCATTGCGACCGTTGGCGAGTTCGTTCTGCTTCCGCATCGCTGGGTTGGTGGCGTATTGGATACCACCGCTAACATCCATCTGCGGGTAGTAGCGGATACCGCTCACAGATGGAACCTTTTACGGAAAAGCGGACTGCGGCGTGGCGTGAAGCTCATCGGTGTACCGGCGTCCTTACGGTTGGCGCGTTGCATCTTGACGGCCTCATTGCCATACTTACCTTCCCACTGCTGGGCGAGACTGGCGAACTTTCCATCTGTCTCTGCCTTGGCGTGATAGTACTCTGCGCGGAACTTCATGCGATATATCAAAGAAGTTGGAGTAAGGACGCGATCAGCCAAACTATCGAACTGCGGAAAATGCCGCCAGTAGTGTATCTCAATGCTGCCGGTCACATTAGTACGGGGCGCTGGGCCAAGATACAATCGGTTGCTGTCTTCATCGAGTGCGACGTCCAGTAGGTCGTCGCTATTCTGCCAGTTACCGCCACGATACTTCCGCACGAAAGCTTCGTACGTCAGTGGCTCTTCGATCTGGTAAGTACGGGTCACACCACCAAGAGTCCGGTTGTATGCCAAGAAGTTGAACTTCCAGAAGTCAGGCTCGTCGTTGGCGTCGAGACAGACCTGATCGAGATCGATGTAGTTGACGCCAGCCTGCGTGTCGACGGTAACGGACTTCTTGAGGAAGTCATACGGACGATGACTCTGGGTAGTCAGCTCATCATTCACCTCATTAGCCATGTCCATGTACTCTTCCGGTGTGAACATCGAGAATTGGGTGTCCCGAATACGACGAACATGGACATCGATCGCCGCGCCGATACTGCCGGCAGGATAACCGGTGGCAGACATTGGATCGGAGAAATCACTTTCTTCGCCGCTGGCACTATTAAAGAATTTGACCTTGTAGTAATTGGCACTTGTGCCGGTGACATCATCGTAGTAGGTAACGTGGTCATTGTTGTCGAAGTCTATGTTCTCAGTGGCGATCAGGGTGTAGCTGCCATCGATACTGTTGGCGCGGTAGAACTTCATCTGATTCCAGCGGAGTACATATACCGCGTCGTCGGCGTTATGTGCAAACTCTGTAGGATCAAAAAGGTTGATCGTCCCCTTACCTAAGATTCCATCAGTGATGAGCGTTTCAGTGCGCTCACCGCCATCTTCACCGACAAGAATAGCCAGATCAGCGGCAAAACGATCATTATTCTTCACGGAAAGCGTAGTTCGCCCGGCGGCATGGTCTTCCGAGAGGAAAGTCTTTTCAAGCTCACTAGTGCCGGGATTCATTGCGGGTACGTTCATAAGTGTTCCTGTCTGCTTTCAGCTTACTATTTCAGCCGAGGTTTGTCACTTGAACCCATATGACGCAAACGCGGGAGTACGACCCGGTGAAAGAAGTTCGGCTGACGGTATCGTGTCAGCAGCTTCGGCTTTTCGCGGTAGTAACTACCGCCAATATAGGCGACGCCAGTCTGACTTTGTTGAACGGTCGCATAGATACGGGATCGGCCGGTTTGAACATGAAGCGTCACCGCCTGCACGCGAGCAATGGCAGTCTGTGGTCGGGAGTAGCTGGCTTGAACGCGCGCCGCGCCGAGCTGGTCACGGGAGGTGATCGCCTGCACGCGCGCGACGCCGGTCTGATGATACGTCTGGACGACTACGACGGTTGCCTTGCCCGTCTGATCCTGCGTAACGGTGATGTGGATACGAGCTACGCCAGTTTGCGCGCGCGAGGTGTTCGTAGTGGTCAAGACGTGGGCTACGCCGGTCTGGTCGCGCGTAGTGGTTCCCGTCAACCGAGCTACACCCGTCTGGTCGCGAGTAGCTATCGCAAGGATGCGGGCCGTACCCGTCTGCGCCTGAAGATTGACAATCTGAACGCGGCTGACACCGACCTGATTCCTACTGCTGGTCGCGGTCAGGCGAGCTACACCTGTTTGATTTTGACTGATGATCGCCAGTATCCGAGATTTTCCTGTCTGGTCTTGCGTAACGGGCCGTTGGATGCGAGACACGCCTGATATATCTTGAGCAACGTAATGATCGATCTTGGATACGCCGGTCTGGGTGCGCGTGAATAAGACGGCGACACGAGAGACGCCAGTCTGGTCACGAGTCGTAATCAGACTACCGAAGTCGAGGTTGAAGTAATCCGTACCAATGACGTGTGTTAACAGTGCGACGCCGGTCTGGATGCGACTACCGAGAATGACGAGGTTGGCTGCTCCCGTCTGATTGCGCGTAGCGACTACCTGCACGCGAGCCGCGCCAGTCTGGTCGCGAGAGATCGTAGTAGCGATACGTGCTGTCCCCGTCTGAAGACGTACCGTGGCAGCAGTAACACGAGAGACGCCGGTTTGCGTACGCGGCGTGGAAGCGGTCAGTCTAGCCTTACCGGTCTGATCTTGTGTACCGGTCGCCGTCACACGGCTTTTGCCTGTCTGGACTTGAGCGGCAGAAGCGGTGATACGGCTACTACCGACCTGCGTCTGTGATGCCGTCGCGGTGATCCGGCCCTTGCCTGTTTGAGTTTGTAAGGCTACAGCCGTAATGCGGCTCTTGCCGGTTTGAGCCTGTCCGACCACACTACTAATGCGAGAAACACCAGTTTGAGTGCGCGACGTCGTAGTGTCACTAGTCAGGGTGTTGAAAGTGTCAAAATAGGCTACCGTAGTGCCGACTTCAGGCCCGTATGCGCCGGCTGCGATACGAAGGTTTATATTGGTGACAGCGAACGGAGCGGCAAGGCTGGCGTAATTCGTCCAAGAACTACCGTCAGTAGAGTAATCCCAGTAGATCGTGCCAGCAGACTCACGGATTCGGAAGAACTTATGCACAGCCGAGTTATAGGCCGTATCGTTGCGTTGGTCAGAGTAGCTGCCGGACACCTGCTTTTGAGCGACCAGCATACCGCCACCGATGATCCAAGACAGGGTATTGGAAGCGTCGAGATACACCTGAACCGCAACAGCCTGAAAAGTCGGCAAGGACTGGTTGCCGGCGTTGACGAGCTGCGAATAAAGGTAGCTGCCGGTGAGGTTATAGTTGTTGACGCTCTTGTATGTCGAGTACACTCCGGATGACGAGACGTTCCCTAGTTCAAGCTGATTGTTCTGTTCAGCCCAGTTGCTACCTTCCGTATTCCACTTAGCAGTGTCGCGACTGTTGTCGTTGAAATTGTCTGTCAATGTCTGCGCCAAAGGAAGCGTTATATTAGCCTTACCCGTCTGCGTACGATCTACCACGGAGCCAAGAATATTGGATACACCAGTTTGCAAACGGGATAGGGTAGCAAAGACACGGGCGATACCGGTCTGAGTACGGGTGGTCGTCACTGTACCATCATTGACGTGGGAGAATACAGAGAGTCCGACAAACTGGATCGTCGTATCGGCTGCGGCGCTAAGGTTTTTCGGCGTTATGCGTACACGGAAGTTGGCATTTGATAGTTCACTGACCGTGAAAGCGTGTCCCCATGCAGTCGGGCCGCCACCGACTTTGTACGTCTCTATCGCCACATCACCAAGCTTATTGGTCGGCTTCGCCGTAGTCCAAGAGGAACCGCCGTCCCAAGACAGTTCTACATCAATAAGAACCTGCGACGCATCTGCACTAGCGATAGCTTTGATAGTCACTTCAATGTCGTCAATGGTATGCCCGGCCAAGTTCGTGATGCCGAAATCCTTCAGGGTGAAAGGGCTGTTGGTCGACACGTCAGTTCCGACCGCACTACTGGCGTCGTCCGCGTACACGTTGCTAATATTCGCCCACGCCGCCGCGACATTCTCGCTCGCGCTAGGAAGATAGCTGTTGCTTACGCCGTCATACGTCACCGACAGCTGCGCGTCGTTGGAAGTCTCGGACATGTCTACAGACAATGTAGTGGTCAGACCGGGAGTGTGCATCACGAAGAGTACAGCGTTTCCGGGAGTCCACCCTGCACGACTTACTACGGTTTGAAGGATTGAAGATACGTCGAATTCATACCATCCATCAGGAAGATCGTCGGTACGAATCTGTGCCGCCGGAACAGATGAAGTCAGCGTACGAGAAGAAATGTCATTGACGGTAGTGGTCAATGCCGGCGCGGTGTCGGCGTCTTGCGCACTCAGACTCCATATACCACCAGAAGATGTCGCGACGCCAGAAAGCCGCAAACGTAACTTGGCAGAACGAATTGTCGCGCCCTGCGGAGCGGTCAAGCCGGTGAAACGAAACGCGATCCAACCGTAGCTAGAAGAGGTAGTCGAGAGCGTGTGAGTAGAAGTCGTAAGATCTATAACGCCAGTGCTGTTGACCTGACCGCCATCGTCATTGACTACGAGAGACTGGTATGACATTACTGATACACCCTTACATGAACTGCGTTATCGCTATCATAGTAGTTAGCAACATCGGTCGCGATAGAAGCCGTTAAGGTAATTTCGACATTCGAGGCAGTACTATTGTCGGTATCGATCGTCTCCCACGATCCACCAGCCACATTGTATATCTGCATATAAATCGGGCTAGAAGTGGTCGGCCGGGACGTCCGGCCTTTCCAAGTTGGTGTTAGCGGTGAAGTGTTAGTGGAGTGCGGAACGGAGAAGAGGTGTACGCCGTACAACTTGTCCTGCGTAAGATCAACGAACGAATCGTTGTCGGCAGCAGCGTCGGTCATCTGTACGCCGCTATAAGATGCAGCGAGCGACGTCTTGCCGGTGGGCAAGCTGGCAAGAGATTCTTTGGTATACAGCGGGGCAAGGATGCGTGCCGCGCCAGTCTGCGCGCGCGAAGTAGTACCGGTGGGGATATCAACGCTAGCAACGCCTGTCTGATTCTTGGTAGCCGTAGCGGTCAGCCGGGCCACGCCAATTTGTGACTGCTGTACGCTGGCAGTTACACGGGCCTTACCCGTCTGATCCTCTGATCTTGTCGTCAGGATTCGGGCAGTACCGAGTTGCAGCCGAGAGACTACCTCTTGCACGCGGGCGATGCCAGTCTGCGTACGAACAGCCTGTATTTGGACTCGGGAAACGCCTGTCTGAGTGCGAGGTGTAACAGTTTCCGCAACTTCAATAGCAGATGTGCCGAGTTGATCGCGGCTAGAAACGGTTTCAAGACGTGATTTACCTGTTTGGTCTTGCGAAGCGACGGCTTCTACTCGGGCCTTGCCCGTCTGATCCTGCGTGGTGGTGGTGTCGCTACTGCCGCCGGTCTTCGTAGTAACGATACGGGGAGTGACGGCGTTGGGGATGACGACTCCGTTGCGAAGAACCCGGAAATCAATAGTGTCATTGTGGTCAACTTCTGCTGCTACGACTGTAATGGAATAGAGAAGCTCCATGTAATTACTGGCCGTGAGCTGTTTGCTGGTCACTAGACCTGTTTCAGAGATTTCACCGGCTACAAAGCTACCCGAGCCGCTACCTAATCTGTTGGTAGTCACGGTATCGTTTGCCAGGGACGCTGAAGCGAAGCCTAACACTGCGCTACTGCCAGTGGTAACGTCCGTATATGTGCCTCCATTCAGAGAATATTGGAGCCGGTAGTCGTCGACTACGTTTCCAAAAACACCCGCTGTTTCCTGTATGCGGACTCTGACTTGTAGACTGCTGTCGCTGTCCAGTAAACGAGCGATCTGGGTGTTCTGAGCGTCAATCGCCGTCGATGTCGTTTCCGCGCCATCTTCGTAGAAGCAATAGGCTGCCAACTCAATCACCATAGGAGAGTTTTTTAGGGCAATAGTATAGCAAGTATCTGTAGTGCTAGCCGACTTGCTCCGAATCGTAACGCCGATATCTTTAGGGGACAGGCAAATAGCTCGCGCTATTTGATAGCCGCCGCCATTTCCCTCGATGAAGTTGAAGTCTACGATCTCGGATATGGAAGTAAGGTTAGCGTTTACGGGGTTGCCGAACTGAGTGCTGTTACCGTCGTCATTAGGTCTAGCCGTAATGAAGAAGATGCTCGTATCAGGAACAGTCGTGGTCACGGCAGGTGAAGTTGCCGTGGTGCTGGGTGTCGACTTCACACTGGCAGCGATGCCGTCAAAGAAATCTTCGGTGGGGTGAAGGTTTCTCCAAACAAATATACGACCAGAAACATGGTCTGTGCCCGGGCCGACGGTAACTGCTGGCTCTGAAGTAGTGGTCACTCTTTTCCAAAAAACATGCAGTTTGCTGCCGGCTGTAGTAGCGACATCAGTAATGGGCGAACCCGTTAGCGTAGTCCAACCCGTCGGCGCTGCAATATCGGCCGAGTTTCCTGATGTCTCGACTATCAAAAAACCTACATCGTTGAACGTAGTGCTAAGGCCAGTCGGCCATACAACCGAAACCGCAGCGCCCGTGCTGTTCGTCGCACTGCCTCTATCGAAGTATGCTGGCGCTGACATCTGATCACCTTATCGCAATCGTATATTGGTGATTCTTGCCGTCAGCGTCAGTGCATTGCCAGCCGATAAAGTAGCGGTTGATGTAACTGATCGTTTCGCCGGTCGCCATGTTCGTTTCGCGACGGGCCTCACGGAAGAAGATCAGACGAAGTTTGTAGTCGCGCGGGTTGAATAATTGAGGATGCACGTCGAACGGACGCCCATTGATCGCGAATGCGCCGCTCTCCATATCGACACTGTATACGTCTTGCGGCTCGGCCTGTTCGACAAGATGGAAGCGCTTCAGGCGGTGGTGTTCAACGTCACCGAACGCGGACTTGTTATGATCGGTGGTAGCGTCGTAGTCCTTGGAGCGATCGTCGGCCGGTTGCTCAAACATACTGCCGTCGTGGTATTCAGCTACGAAGAGGTACTTCAAGGGCGCGTCTATTGTTGACATGGTATTGTCTCCTTCTGGCATTGTATTGCCGATATATTGTGAATTACAGACTGTCGATGAGCTTGTGGGATTTGTCGATCGCTGCCTGTTCGGCTTCGACTTCTTCCGGATCACGAGCAACAATGCCTTCATTGGCTTTGTTGTGCTTCGCGATCAGAGTGTCGAGCTGCTTTCGATCAAGGCCAGCAGGGAACTTCAGGAACTCGTTCTTGTCGACTGTATTGGTCGCCAGAATCTCGCCATTCGGATCAACTTCGACGTGCCATGCGGTCTTCTTGCCTTGAGTAACGCTGTAGAGCTGGATAGTTTTTTCTGCCATATTAGTTCTCGTTGTACTGTAGGGTTAAGGTTACTGTAGCGGTATCGCCAGCGGCGGCGGAAACGGTCGTCTGGAGCTGTGTGGCAAGGTATTGGGTGAATCCGGCGGCAGAGAGGGTGGTCGTCGGAGATGCGGCTTCTGGGCCGGTAGTGTGGAACAAGACAGCTGCGCCGGAACCGATCGCAATGACACTGGTCATGTTAGTGGTCAGCGCGGCGTTGGTAGTCGCTGATGGAGCGGCATAAGTGCTAGTGACAACACCCTTCAGGGTCAGGCCCGTGCCGAGAACGCCGGCGGTGTGCGCCCACAGACCTGCGCTAATCTGGTTGAACGTGCCAGTGAATTTGCCGAACTGATACTTGGTGAATGAGTTGTTGCCGTAAGTGATGGGGCTAGCGGTATAGGCGGTGGCTACGTCGTCGACGTTCTTCCAGTTGACCTGAGTGACGGCGGTGTTTCGAGTCGTGCCTTTGGATGGAGAACCGGTTGCTGCACCGTTGTCTTCGTTGTATTCAAATGTTGCTGCCATAAATGCTCTTTCTGATTTAAGTATCTATCATATCGTCATCTTGGTCAACGATATTCCGGTTTGTTTCCATAGTGTATTTCTTGTCGCCGTCAAAGTTCTCGCCATAGGTAATCTCTTCGTCGTCGTCTTGGGCGGTGGTCTTGATGTTTTGGTAGACGCCATCGGCGCGCGGTTTGAGATGGATATAGTTAAAAAACTCCGGGGCAGGAGGTATCTCGGTATTATCAGCGACCACCAAATAGTCCTCACCATCGACGCCGTAAGCGGTTGCCAGCTCTTCAGCGGTGAACGTCGCGACCTGACCATCGCGAAGCGTAACGGATCCGGGGTACACGGCGTATTGGATAGCAGGCAATGTCATACCACTAGTATAAACGAAAAATAGGGGCCGAAGCCCCTATCTTTACGAGAGACGGTAGACTAGCTACCGTCACCAACGCTACCGTACACGCCCATCCAATCGGAGAATCCGACGGAGAAGCGGCAAACAGCCTTCCACTTAGCGGCTTCGTTATCGAAGTCGAAAGTAGGCCCCTTGACTCCCTCATCCTTGCGTTTGAAGAAGTTAAGTTCGTGTGCCTTGGAGTCGATGACAAACCAAGCGGTCGAGCTGGTCAGGTACGGCCAGACAACGAGGTTCAGTGCGCCCTTGACGGCGTTGATGTCGTTGTTGGCGCTACCGACAACCTGCGTCGATTCAAGAATCACCCGGGCGGTAAACTCAAGAGCCGGTGGGATCAGCAGCGTATCGGGAGTGAACGTGATGATCTGGTTCTTAGAGTCACGCCGCGTCTTCATAGCTGTGATGACAGCCTGTAATGAAGTCGAGGACAGTGCCGTGGTGATCTTGTTACTCTGCGTGACGTTGCCATCACGGTTGAGGTGAGCCGTTGAGAACAGGGCTTGTGCGTCGCCACCGGTAAAGGGAGCGTTACCGCCACCACCAGCAGTGAAGCCGTAGTTGAACACGTCAGCAGCAGCCCGCTCGTAAGTCAGGTTCTTGGCGTTAGCCAGTGACTTAGGCAAGCGCTGAATCATGTTGAACTTCTCATCGTCGATCATTTCCTGCGATACCATCCGGCCCTTGGCGAACTTACGGTGAACGTAAGTCGTTTCCCAGCCGGGGCTAGCATCTTCGTAAGGGATCGCGCCGAGTTCGGAGACTTCCTCAAGCTGCCCGATACCACTAACAGCGGTGTCTTTTTCAAACGCCTTGTTAGAGTTCAGGACGTGGAAGATCCGACTATACATCGGCTGCCAAGCTTCGTCAGTCTCATGGAAAATTGCGCGGAAGGTAGGGTCTAGCGCCGCTACCCACTTTGGTCGTGTTTCAGCCATTGCTATTGCTCCAAAAGATTAGTTGTTAGAAGAAGCGCCTTACGGTGCTTCCTGCTGGTTCTCTGCGATGATGTAGATGCCGTAAGTGGCGTCAGTATCGCGGATGCCCGGGTTGTACTCGACACAAAGCAGCTGTGCGCCAGTCTGTGCGTGAGAACTCGAATCGACCAATTGCGAGCCGGGTGCGCCGATCAGGTCAGCGTAATCGCCGACGTGAGCAGCAGCGAAAGTAGTGGTATCGTTGTCGTTCTTGACAAGATAGCGCTCTTCCTTGTTGATGTTCACAAGCACCTTCACCGTACCAGCGGAATTGCCGGTAGCAGAGCCGCTCCATGCGCGGTCGAGGTTCTTGCTGTCACCGCCTACTACCGTACCAAGCAGACGCTTGCCGGCAACAGAGTCAGAAGTGACCCGGCCGTTGGCGTCAAGGTATACGAACTCGCGATCATATACGACAGAGCCATTGGCAACGGAGTATTCACGAGTGACGTTGTTCGAGTGGCCGTTGATGGCCCCTAGAGGTTGGATGGTTACAGCCATGTCGTTCTCCGATTAGTTTGCGTATTTCTCGATTTTTTCACGAGATACACCCATCGCTGCCCCGAACGATATTGCAGCATCGGACACCGGTTTCTTGTCGCTAGTCTTTGCGGATTTGCGGCTCGCGGTCGGCCGGGTGGGGGCCGCCAAGTTCTTCAAAGTAGAAGCGGTCTGTTGCTTCTCCGACTTCTCGTCTATTCCCAAGTATTTCATGGCTGCACGCATGGCGTCACCGCCACTCATCAGTTTGCCGTTGTTCTCCTTGCGGTAGGCTGCGGCAAACGTGTCCATCCAATACTTTACCCGCTGACCCAACTCTGGATCAGAAGCAATCTCTGGGTGCGATTCCAGAATATCTTTCACTTCAGCTATACTTTTCTCTCTCATCTCCACACGCAAATGGGTAAGGAATGGGTCTTCGAGAGATTCTGTAGGCTCTGTGCTGCCTCCCGTGGGATCACCGGATTGGCTGGGGTTCTGCAACACCTTATTCAAGCGTTGCGCCAAGTCCGGATCTGCGGCAGCGGCCGACACGATAGCGTCTACCCGTCGCTGCGTCTGCTGCAACTCATTGTGCAACCGTACGCCTTCGGCGGAAGATTTGGAATATGCCTGTTCAAGATTTGAAATGTGCGCCGTAGGATTCTCGTCTACGAACTGTTTGAACTTGAAGTCCGTCGACTTCGCTTCCGGCTTCGGGTCTGACTCGTTTCCATCGTCCTCTTCCTCTTCAGCGTCAGCATCAGATTCCGTAGTGTCTTTTGGATCTTTGTCGTCGCCGTTTTTGTCAGCGTCGTCATTTTCAGGTGCGTCGTCGTCCTCGTTGGTCGTCAGCGGTGTCGGCGTCGGTTCGTCTTCCACAATTGCGGTTTCTACTGCGTCGCGTATCCGGTTAACGTCTTCCAGACTGTCAACTACTCCTGCATCGGGTTCTGCCATGTAAACATCCTCTCTCCGTGGTTCGCCAGTTTTTATTCAGGCTAGACGTTTTTATTCGTCACGCGGCGATTAAGCTTTTGCCACCATTCTAACTGGCCGTTAAAATGGTCGCCTTGGGCCTAGTCCGCGTCGGGGTCATCGCTATCGGGATCGCCGTTCGCCTTTACCCAGCCAGACGCTACAGATTCCAGAGTCGTGAACATCTCGTCCGACTCGGCCAACATGCCTTTATAGTACCATAGCTCTTTTTCATCCTGCGCGAGACGGACTGCGAGCTGACCGATACGCTCCTGCCGGAACATCCGGTACTTCGACTTCAGAAGCTTGAACATGTCCGATTCAACAAACTTAGCGATCATCTCTTTTTGGCTATCATTGAAACGTATGACACCGAGCTTCGCTTGTTTCTTCACCATAGCCCCATCCTACAGGAAAAGTTGTTGATCAGGCAACAGGCATCGGGCCGTTGCCGGCAGTGACGTCGCCGCCGGTGACGGGCGCGGCTACTCCGGCAGAAGCGTCAAGCGATGGGCCGCCGGGCTGACCGGGCATAACGCCTTCGCCGCCTTGCGGCGCGTTCATCTTGGCGACCTGATCCGCGACCGCACCCGTATTCGGGTTCTTCTCGTGTTCGCCCATAACGTGTTGCTGCACGACAGCCTTGACCGCTTCCGGCAGTTCTTCGTACAGTGGCGAGTTGATGAAGTCGAGGTGGACTTCGGTGTGGCTTTCAAGTGCGCCGGGGGTAGCTGGCAGCATGTAAATTTTGCCATCCGTCGCCATCTTAACAAAGACGCTGTTTTCCAGATCGGCCAGATCACGCATCTCGGTTTCCGTCTTGCCGCTTCCGGGCATCCAATCGGCAGGGCGCTCGTTCGCCATCGTAGTAATACGCTTGACGGTCTTCTCGCCGTCCATGAAGCGGGCGGTGATCGGATTACCAAGGAAGCCCAGAGCCATCTCACTGATCCGCTGGAATTTGATAGCCGGCGATTCGACGATGCTGCTAGCTGCGTCGATGATGATATCGTCGTTCCCCTCAAGGTAGCGCGCGAACGTCTTATCGAGCAATGTCCGGGTGTCGCCGGCGTATGGCTTGGCGACCAGTTCGCTCGCACCGCCGGAAGCGTTCTTGGTGACTTTGTACTCATAGCCATCGATCTTGATGGTCTTGTACACCTGCTTGGTCTTGACCTCGTTCTTCTCGATGATCTGCTCTTCGCGGCCGGCAGGATAGAAGGTCTGAATGTTCGACCACTTCTTGCGACCGATGCTCTTGAGTGTCGTCCAGTTCTGAAGTGTGTTGATCAAGTTGATACGCTTTTGTGCGGCTTCGGAGATGATAGCGCTCTCGGTTGCAGTTGAGCCACCGGCGGTCTGGGCCGGACGATCATCGAGGCCGTGCGCGCGCCGCTCATCAGTGAGCAGAGTGTCGTCCATCCGCATTGAGGACATCGGCACGTCATTGTAGTTGAGCGGCTGAATAGCCTGTTGGATCGGCAATCCATTGGTGTTCACCCGGATCATACCGTGCGGTCGCGGCGTCAGCTCATCCTCGTCCATGTCGAAGAGATCGTTGACCAAATACATACCCGCACCGATCATCTTGTTCCGGTCAAGAGCCATGTTCCGGCCTGAGCGGCGTTCTTCAACAAGCGAGTACATGATCTGTGGGATACCCAGCCCGTAAATCTGACCCGGCAGAGGATAGAACGTCCACTTGTCAATCGGCAGTTCTTTATGGCGCGACGGAAGCGGTGTCTGCCGGATCAGTACGTTGTTGGCTAATGAATCATAAGAGTCGGTGATGCGGTTGTAGTAGTGTAGGATTTCCACATCGTTGTCTTCCATGTCAGCGGCCTTTTGGAAGAAGCCCGCGTTGGGAGCGATGTTGACCGCCGGCACGACCTCATCGACATTCATGAAGCCGGACTTCCCTTGGTAGGAAGCTATGAAGTCTTCGTGCGAGAGGACTTCGCGGTAGATGCAGTCCCGTCCGTATTTTGGATCCTCGACCGAATCATCCGTAAAAACATTCCAGTTATCGACGAAGCGAGTATACACATCGTCAAAATCAACGATTTCCCTTTCGACATATTCAATCACTCCATTCTTAACGGACTTGATATCCTTCACCTTGCGCGTCTCGTAGCGGTATTCTTCGATGGAGTACGCGTCGCCCCGGATAGCGGAGACGTTGCGGCACTTGTACGTCTCGATATCGAAGTCCGTCTTGTCCATAGCGTACTGGAAAGTATGATTCTTGAACATCTTCAACGTCTCGTCGCTGGACTCAACACCTTCGATATGCGGCCGTGGCCGGAGTTGGATCGTCTCCTGCATGTGTGTCTGGACGGCAGAGAAGCCGTCCGGCAGAATGACGTCAGCCTTCCAGTCATCCTTGTCCCGGTCTGGCGACCACATGGAATACATCTTGTCACCCAGATCCCACCGGCGTTCCGCTTTCGCGCGCAATGGTGAGTCCTTCATCTTCTGATAACGATCCCAGACACGGCGGCGAGCATCCCTCTCCGACTTGTTGGACGGGTGGTATGTGTAGACGTGGCCTGACCCTTGCGTGGACAGCACCGCGTTCTTGTTCTCTTTCTTGCCTCGGTAGCCGTATATTGCGGGAAGTTTGTCGTGTGCCATCTAATATCCTGTTATTGCGGAGCGCGGTCTGTTCAGATTGCGCAGGTAGGCTTTCCGCTTCTCGCTCTTCTCTCTTGATAATACAACGCCGCGTGCAGGCTGGGCAATCTCCAATATGCCAGCCCAGCAGTCCGACACGTCGTCAAACTTGGATTTAGGAAACCGTAGCAGCTCGTTTTCCAGCACGTCGATGTTGGGTGATTCGCGGACGTGGTACACCCGGTGGCTATCGTAGTATGGCTGCAATCCCATAATACGCTCTTCCTTCTGTGCGCGCTGCCCCCGGATCTCTTTGATCCGCAACAGCTCACCACGATTCTTCTGTTCTTGGGCGAGGAACCATTGGATCGACTTCTGGGTGGCGATCGTTTCCAACAACCATTGGCGAGGTTTGAACTGAGCGTGAATATCAAAGACGGCCTTGGCGATCTCAACATAATCGGCCTTCCAGCGTTTGACATAACGGACGTACAGATCACCGCGTGCATCCATGCCGCCGATCATCACCACGGCCCAGTCAGACTTTTCACCCTTCCATGACGGATCGATCATCCCATACCAGTTGATCGGCTTGTCGCGGATACTGTCGGCCGTGACGTATTGGAACATGCTGCGTTGGAAGTCGGCAGTCTCGTCGTCGACCGGATTGTTCAGGTATTGGCAGCTGAACAGATAGCCGCCCTGTTTCTTACGGAATTTGACCAGCTCCTTTTTCGACAGACGCTTCTCGTAGAAGATCGCGCCGTCTTCGGATTCGGCAGAACGGGTGATGAAGTTGAAGTCGTCCTGCTCTTCGTCGATGATCATCTGGTAGAGGTCGTTGTAGTCCCAGCGTGTGCCGACGATCACCGCCGGGTGCGACGGTTCAAGCAGAGAATACACCAGCTTGTAGTGTTCCTTGACCTGTTCCAGTTGCTCGGAGGTCTTCGTGTTCTTCTCGGAATGGATATCGTCCATGATCACGAGGTCGTAGTGCATCCCGTTCTTGGTGGTGTCGATGCCGGCACAGTCGATGCTCGGTTCCTTGCGCTTGCGGCGGCGGCAGGCCAGCACGATCTGCTCGGTCGACCATGTATCCGTACCCCGTGGGCTTTGGGCGCGCTTCTTTTCGTTTGGCATGATGCCATGGATGGTGTAGAACACCCGACGAAAGTCGATATTGTCCTCATAGTGGCCCTTGATCTCCGTCAAGAAGGCTTTTGATTTGGAAAACACCTCTGAATCCAACAGCACCCGGTCATCAGAAAAGTTCAGCAGCCATTGGATTGAGAATCCGATCGTAATAATGGAGGATTTCAGCGAACCGCGCGGCATCAGGGCAAGCAAGTTGGTCAGATCGACCTGTAGCTTGTCTTTGACGGCGTGCAAGTCGTCGATCCGGGGTTCAAACTGTGCTTCCCACTCCCAGAACGCCTGCTTCTCCGCTTCGGACGGCATCTGTTGATCCATCGGGATACCGGGAATCTCGTCGATCCCGTAATCTGACGGGAACTCATACTTCAACGCCTGATCCGGGTTCTGGTAGAAGAGTAACGGACGCAAGGCGCGGCACAATGGGCCATGCACCTTGGGATCCATCACCGCGCCGTAGCCCAGAATCTCTTTACACAGGTAGTAAAGGTCGACCTTGGCCCGTTCGGCTACCATCTGATCGCCAACGTATCGTAGTTTCTGAAGGGTGTCTTGGATATCCATCTGCCCCCAGTGTACCAAAAACCCGCCGGTGGGATGGCGGGTAGTGGTTTGTTGGAAATTCTTTAAGGTGCAGGCCAACAGCCCTACGATGATTATATCAAGCTATTGCTGCTTGTCGATCGTCGACGGATCGAGGTGATTGGCGAACGGATCGCCGCCATGCTGCTTCACAAGGGCCGTACCAAGACGCATCCGGCAGTCTTCGGCGTGACGCTGGGCCAGTGTCAGCTCCGGCCCGGCCTGCGGGTGGCGGGCTGCCGCCAACTCTGAGATCGAATGTATAACATCAGTAAGTGTGCTGCGGATACGCTCAAGCTCCGCATCAAAGCGCTTCGTATTGTCTGCATCCATATAGTTCTCCTTTATGTAGAGTCAGTATATCACCGCCGTTGGTAGTCGGCGTCCGCGATATGATCGTCAGCGGTCTGAAGCGCGCGGACGGAGATTCCCAAGTGGGATTCTTCTGCCGGTTTAGCGTCAATCGCCAGAGACTTCAGCAGTTCTATCAGATCATTCGTGACGGCACGGGCCGTCCGGTAGGCTTCTTTTCGGTTCTGAATATTATGCACAAGAAAATAGTACCACGCCGCCGGATTTGTCACGATAGCTTATTCTCGATCCGGCGTGTCGCCGCCATATCCTTCTCAAGATTCTCGTGCATCCGGGTAGCGTCGAGGTTCTGACCACGCACGATGATCAGCGCCAAAAAGATCGCCAGTTCAGAGATGAACGACAGATACTCCCGGCCGATGATCGTGTGTGCCAGCGTCCAAACGAAGAAGAGGCCAACGGCCCAAGTTGAGCCGATGACCTCCGTCGCGCGGGAGAAGAGGCTGTCCATTCCCTCAGTTTACACTAGGGCTTCCCATGAGAGCTATCTTCACTTTCGGATAAACCGATGGGCTGACCATAAGTCTGTTCTCTATCAGATAGAACGGAAGATCAGGCTGCACAGTCCGCTTGCGGTGGCGTTTCATATCAGCAGCTTTTCATGCAGATCGTCTCTTCGACAATCGGTTGGATCGGCTCTGCCGGTTTCTGAGCAGGAGCCGGTTTGGTAGCCGGTGTCGGCGGTTGTGGAGTAGGAGCGGTCACGGGAGCCGGCGCTGGAACGGGAGCTGGTACTGGCGCGACCTGTGGCGGTGGGGCCGTCGGCTGTACGGGCGGCGTCACTACCGGACAGTCCTTCTTACAATTGGGTTTTCCACAGTTCTGCTTCGGCTCTTCCTTGCCAGTACATTCCTTTTGTTCAGCCACCGGGGGCGAGGATGGTGATGGAACAGTGGCTTCGACGGCAGCGGTGACGCCGAACGCCAGCGTCAGCGCGATCATCAGTACAGAAATCTTGTTGTTAATCTTCATAGAATCTCCTTTTATTTAATCACTTATGTACATCATAGCCCCGAACACGGCCAATCCGATCAGCACGCCGGCAGCCCCGGAGGACTGAAGCGCGGCCAGTACTATCCCGCCGATCAGCATCAGACAGAGGAACATCCACGCGCCATCAACGCTCACTTGCCACCGCCTTTCCACGCCGGGAGATGCGTCCACCCTTCGCGCCGGCGATCCGGGCCAGCTCGCGGTTGCTGAAGAAGCCGCCAGTCGTACCCGCCTTCCCACCCATCGCGCCGATCCTCGCGTAAAAGTCAGCGCCATACTTCTTCTTGTTCGTCTCGGCGGCGCTGCGTCCACCTGTTTTTGTTCCTGCCATACAATCCTTTCGTTATTGCACTTATCCTACTCCACGCACCGACGGTCTTTTTTCTTGTCGAAGCACTGGCCGATGGAATTGCCGTGGGGGCAGAGCTTTGTTTTTTTAGCCTTTGAAGCCGGTGGCTGCATCGGCGGGATACTCATGCCTTCGATCTCCGGTACGGCCATCGGAATCACGCCTTTGTCAGTCAATGGTGTCTTTTCGATATCGGCCAGTCCATCGATATCCGTTTGCTTCATGGCGTAAATACGATACTGCTGATCACCGCGAACTATCGTAACTGTTTCGCCGGTATCGGCAGCATCAAGGGCTTCTTTCAATTTCTGACGTAGGTTCCGGACGTTTATGATCATGTGTACACAGTATCGTAGTGTGTACACACTTGCAAGGATTTTTGTGTACACACCCGTGTACACGGTACTGTGGGTCTACTCAAAAAATTTTCTAGCTATATATAACAGGGGTCAGATAGGCATACTTGAAATTTTTTGTAGGTATGGGGGCGGTGAGGAGGCTATCTATATAGATATCGACACCGGCCGCAAGCTTTTCCGGGTGGCGGGGGGGTTCGAGGTCGCCTGTTGACAAGAGGTTAATATCATTACAGAACGATACACTCACCCCTGTTAAAGATGATGTATATACACGGCCATAATGGGCGGCATACGCTACAGATGGCACGAAATACGGGGCGCTGACCCCTGTTAGCGTCGCACATTCATCATTGTGCGCCTTCAACGCCAACGCATCACCTTGAGACACGACCATTAACAGGGGTGGAAGCAGGGCGAAATCCATTCACCCCCGTTGAATGTCCGCATAATCTACCCATTGATTAACACTCATATACACACGATCTATTTGTATACGTGTATGTATATATGTGGATAAGTTAGCACGGGCTGGATTCGTAACCCCTGTTACTCTACGTTGTCCGCACATTGGTATTGACAATCTCCGCACGCTGGCAGATACTAGGGGCTAGCGGACAGGCAGCCACCGCCACCACCGATACAAGGGGTAAAAACAGGCAGCACACACACAAATACTAATACGGCTCATCAATCGAAGTTAAGCCGTTTAACAATCTGGAGGTCATCACAATGCGTGATATCTACCCATCAATCAAAGCACGGCAGGATAGCCGGACAGGATTGACCCAGCGGCAGATGGCAATCATTGACGGCATGTACGGCGCTTGCGTCGTCATCAGCATGACGGTCATCGGCTGGACGGGATACACCCTACTAGCGCTAATCTAGCGGAACGCTAGGCCGCCGGAACACTCCGGCAGCCTGTGGGCTTCACTAGTCCAGTACATTCACAAACAATAATTGCGGACAGATTGTCAATCATAACGAAAGGACAATCATGTTAGTACCAATTATCGAGCAAATGGAAGTCAGCGACATACATGCTTTAATCGGCATGAGCGTCATACTATTTGTAAAGATGCGGCTAGCAGGCGTGGACGTTGTAGTAAGCGGCAGTTACGATATTGCCACGAACAACTTTAGTCCTACAGCCATACAGCAGGACGCCAGCGATGCAGGCACAAGTATAAAAGACTTTTGCGAATCGATGGAATGGGATACCGTAGGCACTCGACGTGAGATACAGCTAGCTGTAAACAACCGAGACTACTAGCAGCACGTCACCCATTGTGGGTGGCAATCTGTCCGCAAGCGAAAGGGGTAATCCATGGGTATGACCTATGAATTGCAAGGCACTTTACCAACCGTACGGACTCTGACAGCGGAGGACTACGCATTTATAGATGCGTGCGCCACGCCTTACGAGCCTATGCCGACAGTATCGGCGGCAGATATGGCGGTGGCACTATGAAGGCGTTTAACTTCATCACGATGACAGAGTACGGCGGCCGCAACGCACTGTTGGAAGGCAACGGCGATTTACCGGCGTTTGCATCATTCAATCAATTGCGTGATAGCGGCTATATGGTGAAAAAAGGCGCAAAATCCGTCAGTATCTTTTGCGGCTATCGCCAGCGGAAGGATAAGACAACAGGCAAGATGACGACAGTACCCACGTCCGGCCGAGTGTTCGACATCATCGACACGACCGCCGCCGACGATAAGGGATATATAAAACATCTGAAGGCCGAAATCAAAAAAGGTAGGGTCAAGCCATCGCCAGCCGAAGCCGAAGCAATGGCAGGGGCGGCAGTGATGGAAGCATTGACAGCCTAGCAGAGCGCTACAGCGCCGGAATACTCCGGCACTGTATGGGCTTTACTAGTCCAGCACATTAAAACTAATCAGAGGTAATAGCATGTACATAGCTATCAGCCAATTTAATGACGTGGTGGTTTTGAACAAGCACCCGCGCAAGGAATTGCGGGATCTATACGGCCGTTCGGAACATACGAAGATACAGAAAATGTATCGAGATAAGGCCGACGGCGGCAGTAAACACGTCGGTTACGTTATCGACGGCTTATGGTTCACCTTATTTGAAGCCAAGCCATACGAACGATAGCGACGCACTACAGCGCCGGACACTCCGGCGTTGTATGGGCGGCACTAGTCACCCAGTACTTTAATAAACAAATCTTGTGCGCTCATTGTCAGTAATAAGACAAGGGGCGTATATGTACAATCTAATCGATATCAGTCAAAACACGAACATTGACCAAGCGTCAGAGCTTGTGGACTTGTTCCGCAAGCTGGACAAATACACCGAAGCAGGCAAGCCGGTAGTCATCGTAAAAGATGGCGAAATCAAGGCCGGTAACAGTCTGGCGTGGTCATGGTCAAGGGTTCATGACTTTCAGATAGGCGAGGGCATGGAGTACCGGCCATATACGAACGATTGATACACGCCAGCGGTTTACCGCTGACAATGAGCGCACAAGAGTAAGGGCGAAAGCCTAGAAAACGGAGCAAATCGTGATAGAACCTCTGACGAAATCAGAACGGGAAGAAACGGCGGCCGAATTGCGCAAGCTGTTACGTGGGCATCATGAGATATTGACACTTGCGGAATGGCGAGGTAGCACGGCATATGTACGGCTATTCATCGTCAAACACAATCGACTGATTAACATCACGTCAAATGCAGGTGTGGCGATGGGCGAACGCATCAGCCACCGGCCAAGTCAGCCGTACGGATTCAAACGGGGCGGCTACGGATACGGACGTGAGTTTGATGTAGTGTACGGACTAGGCCGGACGCTGTACCCAAAAGGCCACAAGCACACCGTGAAGCATTGTCACAGCAACGATCATAGCAACGGCGACAAACGTGCATGGCATCCTGACGGCGGTTACAAATTTAATCAGCGAAGTATCTAATGGCAGATAGCAAATACTATCAGGTAGTGCGATTCAGTCAAAAAAACGGACGTGGCAGAGTGCAGGCCAAGAATCTTACGCTAGAACAGGCGAGAAAATGGTGCAATGACCCGCAAACGTCCAGCCATACAGCGGACAAGCCGCGCGGATGCGGCGGCGATGAAGCGATGATACAGCGATGGAACGAAAAAGATAAACACTGGTTTGACGGCTACGAACAAATGCGATAGCGGCACGCTAGGCCGTCCCACAGCGGGGCGGCCAATGGGTGACACTAGTCATCGGAACATTTAAACAATAGGGGGCTGTATGTCAAAAGACGTTGCAGTAATACGAGACAATGACGACAAGTATATGTATCTGGTCGGTACTGATTATCCGATTGATACGCCACGGTTGGAAGAGGTCGGATACAAGCTGGAGGGCTGGCTAAGGCATAGCGAACAGTGGCAGGCCGATGATGGTTTGTACGATAAATCGGAGCCGGATAACGACCTGCTGGACGATGAGTCATACCACGGACCGCTATTCACGAACTGTATGCACCAGGTCGACCCGAACGACAAGACAGACAGCGGATTGTGCAATGTGATGATAGCAATGTCATATGAAGGCGGCGCGCCGACATATTGCACACCGCACGAAGAATTGCACGAAGACGAATAGCGATACGCTAGGCTGGCCGAACTATCGGCCGGCCGGTGGGTATCACTACCCGAACATTAACAATTTTAGTGGAGGTTTGCACATGCGGACACTTCTATCAAACATAACGCCGGACTGGCGTGGTCAACTCGTAAGCGCATCCGATGAATACGATGCAGCACGGATAGGACGAGAGGTTAGTATCAAGTCGCTAGTCAGAGGACGACCGGCGCACTATAGCGAGGAACGGAACGGCGAAAAGTGTAGCATCATAATCTATTGCTTCGGCAACGTCTACGAGTTGCGAGCGGCATGAGATATGGCTGGCAAGCGATACTAGCGGCTGGCGCTATCTGGCTAACCGTCGCCGTCAACACTGTCCGACGGCTGGCCGGTTGAGCAAACGGCGTTCATACAAACCCCATTAACTTCTACACGAGAGCAGGCCGGACACAATCCGGCCTGTATCTTTTTATCATCAATGATCGCGGAGCGTCGCTGGCGGTAAATGCGCTTCGGAGCCTTACCCATATCATCCATATGCAGCCGCACGAGCCTGTCACCGTACGCTATATCAACATATGCGCCGGTGTCACGCATGAGCCGGGTGAATATGTGGAAGTGTTTTTTAAACTGATACAGCGTCAAGGGGCGCGCCATTGTTCAGCCTTACGATTATCTGATTGATTGTAATAGTGTCACCGTTTTTGATAGCTTCGGCCAGTGTTTGTGCGGCGCGCGCGTCGGCGGCGGTAGGGGTAACGGAGCCAGAGGGAGCCACCGCGCCGGGGCCGTCCTTGGTCTGGTTGTGCATCTTCTCAGTGACTTGGAGTACATCTTTGACTGACAACTCAAGCAAACCGGCTTTTTTCCGTTTGTAATCAGCAAGTGTCATGTCTCCGTTGCGATACTCTTCATCAATGGCTGACAACTCAAGCTCATCGCCTGCCGCCTGATCCAGTTTGCGGCTCAACAGTCGAAGTGACTTCGCTCTGATCCGCTCCGCTTCAGACGCTTCCGCCTGCACTACCGTTCTTTCGATCTCAGCAATGACTTCCGGATTGCGTTTGCGCAGCATGGACAGTGCGTTGTTACTGTACTCAACGCCGTAGTTGTCCAGCAGGAACTTCCTGATCTGCTTATACTTCTCGCCTCGCACCATCATGGCAAGGACTTGGATTTTCATAGGGTCGGTGATCTTTGGAGAGGTGAGCGCCTGGGTCATGTGCCTAGTATACCACTTGCTCTTTAAGTGCGGATAGCGTATAATGCAGCTTAACTTCAAGGTGTCGCAACCCTGAAGTTACATTCACAAAACAAGGGGTAATTTAAAAGCCGGCTATCCGAAGATGCCGGCCAAGGTGTCGCACATATAGTGTAGCACACCGCCCTCGTAACACAAGATAGAGGGGGTAGCCTGAAAAAGAACAGTAACGCGGAGGAAGCGCCACGGTACATACCGGACGCCTTCATCATTCCGTCGGCGGTGATGCTGGACGCTGAACTACAGCCGTTGGACTCGCGCGTGTACGGTATCGTGCGGTGGCTGGAAACATTGAGCGCGGGAACGTGTACCGCGACCAACGCCACAATCGGCAAGTACGTCCACTCCAGCCCGAGCGGCGTCGGAAATTCACTTGTTAGACTACGAAACAGAGGATACGTCCACTGCCAATACGACGAACAGGGGTGGCGTACCGGCATTAACACCTTGATCCGCATGACCAAGACCCCTTACTCAAATGAGGAAGGGGGGGTTACTCAAATGAGTAATATAAAAGAGAACAATACTAAAGAGAATATATTGTCGATTTCGGACGATGAACTCACACTCGTCAACCGGCTCTACACTGGCTTCCTCATCGAATTCTATACCGACCGATCCCACTACTACGACGTGGCTGGTAAAGAAGAGCGTGACGCGATGGTGGCCGACGCCACGAAGAAGTACCGCCTGACCGACAAACGTCGCGACCTGCTACTCCGTCGAATTAGGGACAAGGAAATCGGTTTTACGATGTGCCGGCAGGCGATCAAGGGCTACGGATCGAGCGAGTTCCACCGTGGCGAGAACAACCGTAACTGGAAGGCTGATTTAGAGTTCATCTTTCGCAACTTCGAGAATATCGAAAAGGGTGCGAACAAATTTAAAGAAGGAGACGGTGATGGATAAGATCATCATACCGACAGTCCCAAAGATCGATGCACATTACGACCGCATAACCGGCGCTTACCACGTCGAGTTTCCGGAAGGTGGCAAAGGTGACGTCTCTGACGGCTACCACACCTTCGATGATCTGTACCGCCACCGCTACGCGCTGTTCGTGGCACTGGCCGTCAGCTACCCGAACTTGTCGTGGTGTTCGCTGCTTCACGACGATGGTACGATGTTCGAGGACAGCTTCATCGTAGGCATGGACTTGCCAACCGGCATGATCAGCTACCATCTTCCGATGCGCGAATATGAATGGGTTTCTAAGAAAATCAAAGTCATTGGCAACGCCCCGAAGTGGGACGGTCATACGCCAGAAGACGTAATTGACCGCTTGAAGCGGTTTGTAACGGAGTATCAATGAGTCATTTCAACACCCAGATGCAAGAAGAGGCAGAAGGCGCATGGCTGCCGGCCATACCGCTGCCATTGTTCGTCGAGGGCTGGTTCACCCGCTCTGTCGAATGTAGCGCCTGCGGCATGGGCTGCGGATCAGAAGAGAAGTACCGCTACCACTACCGGACGGAACAGCTAAAGGAGGCGATGACCAGTCATGCCAGAACCGTCGAAATCAAAGACACCACCCTCGCTGTACTACATGAGGCGCTTGCGCTGGCTTCGGAAGATATAACGCGCGGCTGCCAACCCAACGTCGAACGTGAACCGGGCGAGCTGAAGGACTTCTACGTGATCCAAGCCCGACAGATGTCCCAGCAGCGCAAGCTGGCCCGACGTATGAACATCGATCCGGCACGAGTCGATGAACTCGCCCAAAACCTAAAAGATAGGTAGCCCATGCTTGATGAAGTCAGAGACGAAGAGCGGAAGCGTCTGTTCGATGAGCTGATGAAACAGTGGCCGAAGCGATACGACACCGGCCGGTTGAGCGAGACACCGGACGACGACCTGTTCTACCGGCTGATCGGCCAGAACGACGCGCGCCGGTCGATCCGGCAACTTGTCGAAGAAGTCTTCGGACTATCGCATATTGATTGGGAGAAGAACCGGAGAAAAAGCAAATGATCTGCGATATAAACGGCATCTGCGACTACTGCGGCGTGGTACACGACTGTACCGGCTGCCCGTACGATGTCATTAAGCCGCCTGTGCGGGATGAGGATATGCCAGAATGAGCAACTCTACGATGGACGATACGAAATTCACGATAACAGCGGCGACGCCTAGGCATATTGCCGATTCTTCCGGTGGAGACGCCGTGGGCTTCCAGCAGAACAAGCAAGCGTACTCGCTTGGCATGAACATCGCGAAGAAAAAAGGATGGAAGATCAAGGAACGGGACGGAATTATCGTCAGCACCTTGGAGATATACGTCTTTACCCGTGACGAGCTGAAGGAGTTCCTAAAGGATCGGAGCCACTGCACTCATGAAGTATGACGTCATCATCATCGGAAGTGGCCCAGCCGGACTGTCAGCTGCCGTCAACGCGGCCAGCGAGGGGCTACACACGCTTGTTCTGGAAGCCAATGAGCAGCTTGGAGGACAGGCGGGGAGTTCTACGCTGATCGAGAACTACGCGGGCTTCCGTGACGGCGTGACGGGCGAAGACCTTGCCGCCGCCATGATCGACCAAGCGACGAAGTTCCGTACGCAACTCATCGCTCCGAGCCGCGCCTGCAAGATTCAGCACGAAGCCGGTGGGTACGTCATCACGGACGACATGGATGAGCAGTACCACGCCAGATCAGTCGTCCTAGCCAACGGCGTACAATACCGCCGGCTGCACGCGGACGGTATGAGCCGCTACCTTGGCCGTGGCGTCAGCTACGGATCTCCGACGCTGGCTGCCGACTTCTGCAACAAGAGCGTGTACGTCATCGGCGGGGCCAACTCTGCCGGTCAAGCGGCGATGCACCTGTCGAAGTGTACCGGCTGCACCGTGCATCTGGTAGTGCGTGGCAAGGCTATCGAGGACAAGATGAGCAAATACCTTGTCGACCGGATCAAAGCCTGTCCCAACATATACGTCCATACCGACAGCGAGGTTGTCAGTGTCAGTGGTAGTGATCGGTTGACCGGCATCGAAGTCCGTACCGACGGTGATACTTGGCGCGGCGGCGTGGACAGCCTGTTCGTCCTGATCGGCGCTGTACCGCGTACGAGCTGGCTGCACGCTGACATCAAGCTGGACGACCACGGCTTCATCAGCACCGGTGACGACGTGCGTATCCAAGGTACGGACGTATTCGGCCGACGACCTCACCCGCACGAGACGACACTACCCGGTATCTTTGCCGCCGGCGACATACGCGGAGGGTCAATCAAGCGCTGCGCCGCTGCCGTCGGTGAGGGCGCGAGCGTGATACACGAAGTTCATCAATACCTTGCGGAGAGCCAGAAGTGAGACACTTCCAATACTACGGAGTCAGGCACGGTCTGCCGACGTGGAGCTGGTTCCTTCTGCTTTGGCGCAAATTCCAGTGCCGTCGGGGCTGTCACCTGTTAGACGAGATACGAGATATGCGAGCATGGTTCATGGTATGTGATGCCTGCGGGCTGGAAGTGCATATCATGACCGTCGACGATCGTTATGTTAAGGAGGAAATGTAATGCAACCCTATCCGTTAAGGTGGCCGGCCGGCTGGTCGCGCACCCAAAATCCGAAATCATCAAAGTTCTTAGCGCCCACTATCTCCAGCGCCACCAAAGCCATCTACCGCGAGCTGCGACTGATGAAGGCAACAGGTGCGGTCATCACGAGCAACATGACGTTGACCAAAAACGGCACGCCACACGGCCGTCAGCCGAACATCGAAGATACCGGCGTGGCCGTCTACTTCACCCTCAAGGGCAAGCCGCGCGTCATGCCGCTGGACACGTTCATCCGCATCGAGGACAACCTGCACGCTGCGGCAAAGTCACTCGGCGCAATCCGAGATATGGAGCGCTGGGGCGCGGCACACATGGAAGCCGCCATGCAGGGATATACCGCTCTACCAGAGACAGCTTCCTCCGCGAACATCGCCTCAAGTTGGGTCGAGATCATGGGTCTACAGGATATGCCATCGTTTACCCTAAACGATCTGCGCGACGCCTACAAGCGCTTGGCAAACAAATACCACCCGGATCGGCCGGGCGGTGACGCTATCAAATTTAATGAAATGATACAGGCATACCAAGAAGGTCTGAAGTTCCTCCGAGGATAGGTTTATGGAAAGAAAATACTACTGGGCGCACGTCATAGACAACACCAAAGTCTACGGACTCGACCCACAGATACCGAAGAACGAGCCTATGAAGTACCTAGTGCCTGAAGAGTATATCGAGGAATGGCGCAAGGACCCCAACATCCGGATAGAAGAAGCAGACTTTAACGATGAAGCCGTGATCGACGCTGAAGAGCGTGCGGATTACGAGGAAGAGCATGGTGACATATGAATGGTAACAAAATAGTAATCTGTGATATCGACGGTACGATTGCCGATCTGACGCACCGGCTGCACTACATACAGGGCGAGACAAAGGACTGGGACAGCTTTTTTGCAGCCTGCGGAGATGACACGCCGCATGAAGATGTGATCGACCTTGTACGGCTCATACCGCACGATATGCCTATCTACTTGTTCAGCGGACGATCTGACACAACACGGGCCGCTACGGAAGCGTGGCTGGAACAGAATAACGTCCCCTATGATCAACTGCGTATGCGCAAGGCCGGTGACTATCGCCCCGACTACGAAGTTAAGGCCGACATGCTCCGAGGGCTGACGCCGGACGACGTGTGGTTTATTCTCGACGACCGTGACCAAGTAGTGAACATGTGGCGCGACAAAGGGTTCCGCGTACTCCAAGTGGCTGACGGTAAATTCTAGTCATGAGCTACACGCTACGACCCTACCAGCTGGGAGCCGTGAACACTGCCGTCAGCCGTCTTCGGGGACGCGTCGACAAGCCGTTCATCATCCAAGCCGCCACCGGCGCGGGCAAGTCGCTGATCATCGCGGATATCTGCCGGCAAATGGACGAGCCAACGCTTATCCTTCAGCCGAGCAAAGAACTTGTGGAACAGAACTATGCCAAGCTGAAGAGTTATGGAAGCGATCTTGACATCGGAATCTATAGCGCCAGTCTGAACAGCAGGGAGATACGCAAGTACACCTACGCTACGATCAACAGCATCTACCGCAAGCCAGAGCTGTTCCAACAGTTCAAGAACGTCATCATCGACGAATGTCATCAGGTCAATCCGAAGAACCTTGGCGGCATGTACACGAAGTTCCTGAAGGACATCGGTACGCTGAACGTCTGTGGTCTGACGGCCACTCCGTACCGGATGCAGGAGAAATTCTTTGAAGAGAATGGCGAACGGTTCTACACAAGCCATCTGAAAATGATCAACCGGATCCACCCATTCTTCTTCAAGGAAGTGGCGTACAAGATCGAGACGCAAGAGCTGATCGACCAAGGCTATCTCGCTCCGGTCAGATACTACCGGAAGCATGTTGACTGGTCACAGCTTGAGGTCAACAAGACCGGTTCCAACTTCACGGAAGAAAGCGTCGAGCGGTTTTGGAATGACCAACGCATGAAGGATCTGTATTACGCCATGCAGCTCATCGACAAACATTGTAAGCGCAATCTGATCTTCGCATCCTCTATGAAGCAGGCAGATAACATCCTTGATATGCTGAAGGGTATGAACATGTCAGCAGGCATCGTCACTGCGAAGACCCCCGTGAAGGATCGGGAGCTTATCGTCGACGCCTATCGCCGTGGTGACTTCAAGCACATGGTCAACGTCGGCGTATTTACCACCGGCTTCGACGTTCCGGAATTGGATAGCGTCTGTCTCGCACGGCCAACTATGTCGCTCGCACTCTACTACCAGATGGTCGGCCGGGGCGTCCGCATCGATCCTAACAATCCCGGCAAGAAGCTGCACGTCTTCGACTTCGCCGGCAACGTCGACAAGCTCGGACGTGTCGAGACTATCCGTATCGAGAAGGAAGATGACGGTTTCCGTGACAAGGTGATGAGCGAAATCGGCCGCATGGACGAAACGCCCCTCTTCAAATTCGTAGTCAAAAACGGTAAATATGGAGGTAAGAAGTGAGCGGTATCGATACATCGGTAGAATATTGGGTAAGCTACGGGAACACCACGATCCAAAAGAAAGTCTTCTTCGATTCAACATCCGAAGAGAACGTACGGACAGCGATGGATGCTATCAGCAAAGGCATGAAAGACAATCTGACAGTGGCTCGCGAAGTGGAAGGGAAGCACTGTGGCGAAAAATAATCAGTCGAACCTCTGCGTGTTTGATGGGACGATCCTCGCGTACGCGCTGCGGTACACCCTTCCGCGCCGCACAAGCGCCGCCGTCGACGTACGGGCTGCTATCAAAATGAACATACTGAACATCGACAAGCCCGTTGCCCGGCGTATGCTAGACGATATGAGTGAAGTAGAGGATCTTGATTCCGGTTGGGGTGAGATCCAAGAAATCTTACGTCAAAGGATCAAGGGCCGATGAGTCGACCAATATCCTATACGATTAACAGCGACGCGTCGGTTGACGCCAAAACCCTGACGGCCGCCTACGCGTACTACATCCGGGGTGAAGACCTCTTCCGACGCGCCAGTGGGATTCTGGCGCTGAAGACCAAGCACACCGGCGTCGCTGAACTACTGGCGATACGGCTGGCTATCACGCGCGTTATGGAATTTGACCACGATCCGCACGACGTCACGCTGCACATCAACACGGACAGCATGTGGGCTATCAACGCGTTACTGGGCGGCAAGGTCAAGGCTACGGAGTGGGCGCTGGTCAAGGCCGTACAGCACATGTTGAAGGGGTACGAGCTGATCCCACGCCACGTCAAAGCTCACAAACACACCAACGACGCCCGGCATTGGGTGAACGACTGGTGCGATAATGCGGCCAAGACAGCGCTGCGAGCGGAGCTAACTACATGATGGAAGACGGGAAGATTGCCATTCCGCACGCGGTTGAGTCAGAGCGTATGGTGCTTGGCTCGATCCTCATTGACAGCTCATCGATGAAGAAGGTTGCACATGTCATCAGCCACAAGGACTTCTACAACAAAGGTAACGCACTGATCTACCGCTCAATGGAGAAACTGTACCACGACCAGCAGGACATCGATGCCGTGAGCGTGATGGATGAGCTGAAGCTGCGTGGCTATCTGGAAGACGCCGGCGGTGCTGAATACCTGATCGGGCTGACGTCAGACGTAACGACCGTACTGCATATCGTCACTCACGCCCGTACCGTCCAGAAGCGCGCGACCTTGCGCCGGATGATCCGGGCCGGAGCTGATATCGTACGCATGAGTCAGGAAGAAGGCGACCTCGACCAGCTACTCATGAAAGCGGAAGAGAAGTTGAAGGGTGTGACGCGCGCCGCCGCCCATGCCGAGAACAAGCTAGCACTGATCAACCTCGAAGACTGGCGCGAGATAGCCCGGAACACCACGGCGCAGGCCGGACAAGTCAGAGGACTATCCTTCGGCTTCAAGAACCTCGACGACGTTACGGAGGGGATCGAACCGGGTGAGATGGTAATCCTGACCGGCCACACCAAACATGGCAAGTCCAAGCTCGCCACGAACATCGCGTACAACGTCGCACAATCCGGCAAGACAGTGTTGTTCATCAATACGGAGATGACCAAGCTACAGGTAGCGCGGCGCTTCAACGCTATCGACGAAGGCCCGATGAAGGGGAAGATTATCCTCAACGACCGGGGAACGCTGCAATACATGGACGCGATTCACCTCATGGAGCGTGCCAAGGAAGTCGGCTGTGACCTTGTGATCATCGACCACCTGCACTTCTTCTCCCGTTCGCTGGACAATGAAGCCAATCAGCTATCGATCATCACGAAGGAATTCAAAGAAGCGGCAGTGGAGTACGAGCTACCACTGATCATGCTCTGCCACGTCTCCCAGAGCAACACGAAACAAGTACCGACGCTGCAATCGATCAAAGGCTCCAGCTCGATAGCGCAGGACGCCGACATCGTATTGACCGTATGGCGCGATGATCGGCCGAACGCTCCGAATCCTGATGATACGAAGGTGGTACGTCTGGCGCATCGATCAGCGTCAAATGCCAACCGGACGGCCATACTGTACTCCGACGGGATGCGCCTGTCCGAGACGCCGTTCGCAAAAGATGGCCCTACTCAATATGAAATGGACGCTCAACGCTTGGGCGAGAAGGATGATGACCTAGAAGATGTCAAATTCGATAATAAGGATATGCCGTGGTAAGAAGTGCCGGGACGTACGTGTGCCGGTGGCCGCGCTCAACAAGATTCGTGTCCTCAAAATCTGGTGGCCGCCTATCCACCGAATCAACCTCGGACAGTACAGTTTCATGCTGATGGAGATCGACCCTTGGCCGAAACCTAAGAACGCAGAACTGTTTGATCCGCACAGTGATTGACAAAACCTCCGCACTTTGGTATAATGGCAGGACTTGATATGAAAGGAACGTATGCAACCCTCATTTAAAAAGCCGGCTACCTTGGAAGAGTTCAAGAAGCGAGCCGACGAAACTACTTCAACGGCCGCCGAAGCTATGGTACGAGTGCTGCAACGCAAACGCCGGCAGCTTACGTTGCCGCTCGACGCGGAGATCAGGCACTACGCAAACATCATCGAATATAAACGCACCGGTAGGATAAGTTGGAAGGCAGAGGGCAAAGCTTAATGGCAGAATTTGAAGAGACAAAGCATTACGGTGGAGTAGCGACCGTCAAGTTCTATCCCGGCAATCACGCCTATTATGTGAACGATCCGGCCGTCAAGGCTAAGAACAAGCGCACCGGTGGTGGCACGAGTATTACGGGTATGCTCGGCAAGGGCGAAGGTCTGATGAAGTGGCCGATGTGGGAGATGAGCAAGTATCTGGAAGAGTTCTTCGCTACCACGACGATCACGGAAGTAGTTAATGGGCCTGTCACGATAGAGGACTTGCTGGAAGCAGGACGTGACGCGCACATCAAGAAGTCTGATCGAGGAAAGTCCGTCGGTACTGATGCTCACGCTTGGATCGAAGAATGGTCGCGCCTAAAGTTAGTTTCTCAACACGACAAGACAGAGTTTACGCCACCACCGATCCCAGACGTAGAGGACATCGCTGCCGTACTACGCCGATCCTACATCGACATCATCAAGCGGCTCAAGCCAAAGGCAGTGGATGAGTGGAAGAAACTACCGGCGCTGATCATGAAGGATATCGAAGTCCGCGAAGCAATGTGGACAGAAGCTACGATGGTACGTCAGTCTATCATGGCCGCGAAGGAATGGCTCGACCAACACGAGATCTTCGTACACGGCGCTGAAGATACGGTCTACTCTCGCGAACTGTTCGTCTGTGGCAAGTACGACGCTGACTGGTCAGTGACGTGTAGCGAAAAGTGCGGCTGGTGCTACATGAATGGAGCCAATTCAACCGAAGACCCATCTAACGGCCTAGAGTCTGGCGGTCGTACATTTGTCGGTCGCTACATCGTCGACTTCAAATCTACCAACGCCAGTAGCAGCGCCCCCAAGGGCATCTACCCGGAATATCTGGTGCAGTGTGCCGTGTACGATGTGGCTATCATGGAAGAACACCCCGAGCGCGAGTACCACGGCTACCTGATCCTGAACGGTTCCAAGAAGCCATTCATCGATAAGGCCGGCAACGAACACCCTCTGTTCAATACCCACTTCAGCTTCGATCGCAAGCGTTGGCAACGTGTCGCCAGTATGCTAGCGGTTGTCAAGGAAGACATGTTTGCTGCCGGAAAGGAGATCAAGAGGTCAGCATGAGCGAAGTTAAAGACGAACAATATGTCGGCGTCCCAGATGATGACCTCGCTATCAACGCATGGATGCTGTCATTAGGCTTCAAGTGGATCGTTTACAGCGTCAATCTTTCCCATGGCATATGGACCAAAGGTGATCTTGAGTTCACCCAAAAGGAAGCCGCTTACTGGTATAAGGTAGCTCACCCATGAAGAAGAAGCTGTCCAAAGCGGAGTTGAAGCGCCGTCGCGCAGCCGCAGACCAGAAGCGTATCGTCACCATGAGGGCTAAGTATGGCCCCAAGTGGTTCACGGAGAACGCCAAGAAAGCCCGTTCACAATCGCCTGCTACATTCACGTCGGAGAGTAGTCAGGCCGCAAATAAAGCTCGCTGGGATCGCTACCGCGCCGAGCAAGCAAAACGCCGACAGAAAGGAGATAAAGATGGAAGCATCGACTCGTAGTACGATCAACCCCTTGCGCTGGAATTGGTCAGTGGTGGGTGAAGTAGTCCAAGAGTACGCCGGCACAGTCCTCGTGCTGCTGCTCATCACTAACGGACTCGCCACGTTCCTGATCATGTTCGACAAACTGGTGGTCAGCACCGACGTCCGACACTTCGTAGGCGCACTGTCACTAGCCTTCAGCGTACTTGTTGTCGGCTGGGCGGTACATCGTGCGATCCGCAGCCGCTAGCATCAAAATAAGGAGGACAATCACATGGAAAATGACAGCCATGAAACGCCACAGGACAAGTACCACAAGCTGAAGCTGAAGAATGATTACGATCAGGAAGCAGCCGAGCAGTTAGCCGACGCTATGAATGAAGTGCGACGTCTGCAAGCACTGATCGATGACAACGAAGAGCTTCGACCGTACGTCTGGACTACAGCCGATGGCAGGAGCGCCGCGTTGCACAAGCTGGAAGACGACCATCTGAAGAACATCATGACATGGATCGTCAACGTGAACGGCGTTGCAGTGCCACGCGCCATCAAGGCCGAAGCCTTAAAACGAGGTTTTCCAATCCCGCGCCTACCAAAAAGCAGCCCGACACTTAATCCAGCAGAGCTGCCCCGGCTACTAAGTGAAATGCACAACTATCACAATGCGATAGTTAACGGAGACGTTCAAGCTCAACAGCTACTAATGAAAAGCCACATCATCGACGCCGATGACTACGGCGAAGTAGACTGACCGTTCAATCGTCCTGATAAAGTAATCGTAAGAAAGAAGGTATCATGTTAAACCCCGACCGCGCACAACAGGCGTACACGCTGAACAAGAAGACACTCGTCACTATCACCAGCAAGCGGAGCGGCACTGGCTACATCCACAAGGTCGCGCTCACGCACACGCTGCACACCGAGCAGCCGCTTCGCTTCGACGACAAAGAGAAAGTAGCCGAACTGATCGAAAATATCGATCTATCAGAAGAACAAAGAGAATTGGATTTGGAGAGCTAAATGGCAGATATCGTACATCCCGAAGCGCAGTACCGCGTACAGACCGTAGGCAAGGCTACCCCCGTCAACATGAAAGACGGCGGCAAGCTACTCAGCTACGACATACAACTAGAAGGCATCCCTGATTGGGTGTCGATACTACAGGCTGAAACAACACCTGCTCCGAAGAAGGACGACACGCTGGAAGGTCACGTCGAAGACGGTGGCAAGTACGGCCTGAAGTTCAAGAAGAAGCGTACAGGCGGCTTCGGTGGCGGTGGTGGTGGACAGGCCAGCCCGGGCGCTATCTGGTCGGCAGCGTTCGCTACGGCGGCGCACATCATGGCAGGGTACGTCGCTACCTTACCAGAAGACAAGCGGCCGAAGCGGATAGACGAGTACTTCGAGAGGGTCGAGCAGATCGCCGTCAACGTCAAGGCCGCCGTCGAACGCCGCGCAGGTGAGACGCCAGCCGCACCACCGACGCCACCTCCTGCACCAGCCGCACCGGCCGCAGCGAAGCCGGCTGACAACACCAATGTAGAAATCGAAGACCTCGGACAGCAAGATCTAGGAGAGTGGTAGTGGAACAGGACGTATCGCAATTTGACCTCGGCACGATGCAAGGCATCAGAGATGCTTACGAATTCTTAGTCGGGGACGTGTTCTCCGTGGTGGAAGACATTACGGTAGAGACACGGAAGGCGCGCAAGGCGATGGACTACGATCCGGTGGACATGAATCTCATCGCCACCGCCGGACTTGAACTATCGATCTTGAATCAGCGTTTGGGCGACCGGGTTTGGCAGGCTGGCGTCATTGAGCGTGCGTCCAAGAATCACTACGAGACTGTGCGTGAAGGCCACAAGGTACGGTTGGTCGAGGAAGAAGCGATGGCCGCCGGCGTAGCCGACAGTCACAAAGTAGGACTCGCTAAGAAGGAGTTCGAATTATCCAACGACGCCAAGGGCCTTCACGACAAGCTCCAATATCTACGCAAGTCGACGGACAAGACAATCGACATGATCCGATCCAAAAACAGCATAGCGAAGGTGGACTATGGACACTCCTAAAAAGGGTAATGTCCTGAACGGATTTGAATTATGGTGGGAAGAGATGCTGCCACCCAAGCGCAAAAAGCGCTAAACTATATACAAATGCAAGCATCATTCAAAAAGGAAAATCAATGTTAGACTCACTAGTGTTCTGGGCTTCACATGCCCCTGCTTGGGAAATCCTCATCGTCGAAGCACTCGGCATATTGGTGGTGATTCATATGGTAGGCGGTGTCGTCCATCAATGGAAGGAAGATAGTAATGAACCCGAAACCCACAGACAGCCCTCTAATCGCCCACGCCAAGCGCGAACTACGGTACGCGGAGCTGGATCAGAAAGACGCCGATTATGGAGGGATGCTTGGAACGGCTACGTTAGCGCTAGTAAGACTCTTCGCCAAGCAGCGACATTCCGGAACAAGCGGCCAGATCACTCTCGCGCTGTTTAACAAGCTCGTCAACTTCCAACCGCTGACACCGATCACCGACGACCCCAAAGAATGGCGAGACGTCGGCAAGGAAATGTTGAGTACCGAAGACCGCATGAGCGGCAAGCAGATATGGCAGAATATCCGCGCCCCACACTGTTTCTCGAATGACTCTGGTAAGACGTATTGGAACTCGATGGACAACGAGTACAAGATCAAGTCACAACCGAAAGGTGACAAGAGCTTCGATGATCCAACGCCGGAGGAATCGAAATGATCGAAGGACAGTTGAGCGTGCTGCTCGTCTTCTTTCTAACGGTGGCGGTGGTGATGTCGGCTGCGCTCCTCACTTACGTTTTTGTTACACCCCTACCGATGAAACGTAGAGAATACGAGACTATAATTATCGGAACTATGACAGCCACAGCTTCATGGGTCGCCGTGATGTTGTTGGCAGGATCGAAATAATGTGGCGCGAGCGTCTACAAGAGAAGGTTGAGAAGTATATCAGGCGTGACATCGCTGACTCTTGGCAGCTGGCTTTTCTGGACTGGTGGAAGAAGACCGGCCCACCGATCATGAACGAGTTTGAAGGAGAGGTCGAACGGCTAGCGGAAGGCCATAGCAAGCTGGAACTTTCCAACCTGTACGCCATCATCGAAATGGACGGCGCTATCGATAAGAAAGATCCGAACGTACAGCGCGTGCTAGCCACGATCAACCGCATGGGTATGGAGCTGCGTCAACCTATCGACTATACCCAGCCGGAAGACGATACGCGTGGCGTGACGGGCGAAACGGATATGCGCGTCGTAGAAGCTCTGAAAGGCGACGAATGACCCGGGAGCAACGCATCACCACTAGCCGTCGTCTCGGCTTCGTCACGATGTCCTCTGCCTTCCTCATGGTACTTGCATCGCCGTCGATGGCAGCTTGGCAAATGGTGGCAGCGTTCGTCTGGTACATCGTAGGTCTGGCGATAACGCTCACCGCTTATGCGACAGATTGGTAAGGTCGGACTCTACCGGATCAGACGCCGGCAGCAATGGGTGAAAGATCATCCACCCAATCACCAAGACGCGTGGGTATGTTATCTTTGTAAGCAGTGGGTGTATCGACCTGATATGGAACTTGACCATGTACTCCCCAAGAGTTCGACATCGAAAGAGATAGCAGAACACGATGACAATCTGAAGCCTACCCACGGATGGTGCAATCAGAAAAAAAGTTCAAGACGGATTCCACCGCCTCGCAAAGTGCGCGAGCGGCCGGACACTTGGTAACTTAGCAGACAGGAGAAGCCGCGCATGACTCTAGGGTTGCGTACCCGTTATGACACGCACTGTGGAAAAGTGTCCTAACAACTACTCATCAGGGAGCAATCTTTTACCTATGAAATCTACCACAAAACTAGCCGGCCTTCTTCTCGTTGTCGCTACCGCAACCGCCATCGTGCCTGCGATCCAAACGACAAACTCCAACTACATTGAGCGTAAAGCCCAAGCCCAGCCGGCAAAAACCGAAACGAAAAAGAAAACGCCACCACCAGCACCCATACAGGTTGCCGCCGTGCCGGTTCCACCTCCCGCGCCGCCGGTCGATCCTAACGGTTGTGAAGCACAAGGTATGTGGTGGCGAGCAGACAACTTCGCCTGTATCCCAAAGCCAACGCCGGTAGCCGTAGCTACGACTGCGCCAGCCCCACGGGCAGCACCCGTCGCAGGCTTCGGCAGCTGTGACCTAGCCAACAACTACGATTGGCCCGTAGCCACGGCTCGCGCCGTCTGCATGGCCGAGAGCAGTGGCAATCCTGCCAACGTCAACATGGCTGACAATCACGGCAAGTGCGTCGGATCCTTCGGATTGATGCAGATAGGCTGCTTCTGGTTCCCCTACTACGGATATGACTCTAGCCACCACGCCAACGGGCCGGTTAATATGGAGATAGCCTACAAGATTTACAAGCGAAGCGGCAACTTCAGCGCTTGGGGAGCTTACAATAGCGGGGCCTACCTGAAATACCTGTAAAGAAGGAGAGCGTGATGTTCCGGCATATACTACCGATCGGCGACAGCCAACCCCACCAGCAGCAATTGAACTGCCCGTGCAATCCGATGCTACAAGAGGGTGATGAGTTCGATCTGGTAGTCCACCAGTTCTTCAACGGGACTGGAGTGGTGTTGCAAGCGGAGCTAGCGATGCACATGCGTTGCGAGGACTGCGGTCACTACATGAGCAGCACCGGTGAGCATTGTCCACCACCGGAACCGTACTACGAGTACGATCACGAAAAGCCGTAGCACCAGAAAACGTCTCCAAATGAAAAGCGCCGGGAATTCCGGCGCTTTTCTGTATCTGTCGTCTAGCGCAACAGATGGGATGCGAGGTATAGGACGGCGACCAACGCGCCAGCCAGACCGGCGTACCGCTTGCGGTCAGGATCACTGGTAGCTGACAGGAACGCGTACACGACCAATGCTGCTACCAAACCCCATATAAGTGCCGTGAGTAATAGTCCGAACATGATTATCCCTTCATCCTTTCTTCTACTTCTTTGATAGTTTCAACTACGCTGACCGGCTTTTCGTCTCGCTTGATGTAGCCTGACACGAACATGATGAGCGCCTGACCTGCTGATACCAGCGTCAGAATGGCTACCATAGCTGACTGTGCTTGTGAGCTGATGTCGTCTGGTATGATGACGCCGAAAGCCGCTAGCAGAGCGACGATCGCCGGTACGATAGCGCCCGCCGTAGCGACTGCGACCATCTTAGGAACGGGCTTGCCGTTGGGCTGTTCGTACTTGATTGTTTCCATGCTATTTGAACTCCTTAAAAGTCTTCTGTAGAAAGGATATCACCCCGTCCACCTTCCCTTCAATTGCAGTCAGCCGATCAGGCTGTGCCACCTCTGGTACGTCGTAGTTTTTCAGATCGATATCATCACCGCACAACGTCTTGGCGAGCTGATTATGTTCAACCAGTCGGAGCTGATATCCGTACTTGGCTTTCAGGTCACGAAGAAGGGAACGGGTACTCTCGATAGTGTCCTGATCCTGCACGGGGTCGATCTCAATACCGATGAAGTCATTACCGGCTGGCCCGGCGTGCCATGCCCGATCCTTCAGGCTGACCATCTGTATGACTCGCTTACCAGATACGACGAAGTGAGCCGATATCTCGACGTTCTGTCCTGTGAAGTAGTTGATCACGCTGCCCACAGTATTGACGTTTTTCGTACCGAAGTCGTGGAGGACAACCGCTTCTGGCCGATTAGGGAAGTTGCCGCGCTGGAAGTTGGTCGTGGCTGCCGGTATCACTTCTGTAACACACATTACGTCTTTGTCAAAAACGTAACCTACAGGGGGGATAACGGGGGGGTTAGCCGGCGGCGTAACAGGGGTGGCCGGTGGGGATAACGGGGGGATAGGTTTGGGGGTTAGATCAATCAGTCCTGTTGTGCTGGCATCGGTGAACGCACCCGACCAAAAGTAGGTGTCGCTGTAGCGGCCGACATACCAGATGTCATTACCGGCATACGGCTCGGCTTTGACGTAACCTTTGAAGTCCAAGATATCGTTGGCTGGAAACTCGCCAAGCACCACTCCGCTGATACTGGGAGAAGCACGGCGATTGACACCGAAGCTTGCGACACGGCGTTGGTAGGGTTGCATCACATCCGGTGCGGGTGCGGGAGCTGGGGCCGGCGTTGGCGCGTATGTACCAGCGAGCCAGTCTGCCGGCGGTATAAAATCGTCGAAGCTCTCGGCCCGGTACTTGCGGCTGATATCCCAGTGGACATGAACGCCACTCGACAAGCCGGTACTGCCACTGTCCGCGATATGCTGGCCTTCGTTAACGTCTTGGCCGACAGTGACATGTAGACGATTGTTGTGCATCAGGCGATGATAGAACTGGCCGTCGTATAGGATGACCATATTGCCGCCGGTGGGATCCCATGCCGCAAAACTGACACGGGCTTTCGCCGGAGCAAGAACCTGTCGATCTGCACCTAGTCCGTAGTCGACGCCGGAGTGCCGACCGAAGCGGGCAAGGTTGCCGACATTCTCACCATGTTCCGTGGTGATTGTGTAGGGAGCGTCAACGGGTCGTCTCATATCCCTATTCTACAGTATCGACTTTGCGGAGCATTTGTATCCTCTCGCGCTCAACGGTGCGATAAAGATAGAACCATGCAGCACCGGAGATGGCCGCGAACGTAGCGTTCGAGAATGCGTACATCACGCCAAGCGAAGCCACCGGCTGCCGAACATATTCACCAGACAACGCGGCGATATCAATGACGATAGGCACGACGTTTGCGAGTAGTAGCGTCAGTCCGAAATAGAACAGGATGCGGCGTACGAGCGTAAGGTCGCGTATCTGTTTCTTGAGAACTTTGTGTTGCTGGTACAAGACATAGCCGAAAAAGCCGAAGGCAATAAGCCGTAGCGTCAGGAGTAGAGCTGCGAATAGAGTGAGGTTTATCATAAATTGTGGTGGTCTGGCTTGGCCGCTAAGTATATTTTAAGCGTAAAACCGTTTTCTACCAATAGCCCATTAAGATGTTCATTGGCAATCTTCGCCCGGTCTACCATTTCTTGTTTAGCTTCCTTGTGGGCGACGATCTCAATGGCCGCGCCGACCTCGCGATGAGGCAGCGTTATACCTTTGGCTTCTTTGATCTGCGGCTCCTGCTTTTTCTTCCTAAAAAACCACATGTTAGTGTCTCGTTCCAATCTGTTTACCAATCTCTATCTTCTCGCTTAGGATACGGATCGCTTGTGAGTTGGCTTGTAGGACTTCAGTGACATCACGCGTCGTCTCGCGCTGATCAATCAGCCGAGCATCTTGTATTCCGTATATCTGTGCCTGTAACGATTTTTCCTCTTCCCTGTGCATCTTGTTATCCTCACGATGCTCCCGCCGTTCTTGGATATATAGCCACAGAGCCACCGCCGCGACCAGGCCCAGACCGCCTTGAGTTATGAGTGGCCCTACAATTTCCATCTGCTAAGTTTCCTAAATATCACTACCATTGTAACGTAGGGACCGCAAAGGCGATGTAATAAAAAAGAGGCCCGGAGGGGCCTCTTTCGGCTAGACCTTGAGACTACCGTTTTTGCGTAGCTTGTCGAGCTGTTTTTGGATTTCGGAGTCGGTCTTTTTGTTGTAGTTCTCTTCAGACAAAGGAACCATCAGGCCGCCGACATTGCGGACGTGGGTGTGTGGCGTCTTGCCATCGAAGACATCCACGGTGCTGCCATTCCGACGAGGAAAGCCCATACCAGCTTCGTCCTGTTGCAGACCACTATCCACGACACGATCAGGTGTACCTTCGTCGCCTTCGTTGTTGAAGTTGGCTGGGACTGGCTCCTGATCGGCTGGGACTACTGGCTCCTGCGATCCATCGTCAACTTCTACGGTGTTGCCTTCGTCGTCGACGAACTCGCCGTCGCTGCTGGCATCCAAGGTAGCCTTCGCGTCTTCAGGAACTTCTGATCCCTTGACGCCTTTGCCATCTTCATCGAAGTAACGGACTTTACCGCTGGCATCGGTGCGCTTCTGGTAGTTTGGCATGTAGTTCTCCTTCTTATTACAGGTGCTATTATAGCCTATCTGGCAGTTCTCATCTGTTGTTCTTCCTCTTCCTGCTTGGCACGATCACGGGCGTTCCGTCGCCGGCTGCGGACTGCGCGACGGTTGAGGTTGAGCTTCTGTTGGTCGTACATCTCTTGCATCTGTGGCGTGGCCTTGGAGCCATGCTGTTCAGCCCACGGCTTGAAGCTCTGGGCCAGTTGTTGATTGTACTCATCCGCGATCTGACGTGCCGTGGTGGTGTCGCCAGCCGCGATAGCTTCGTTGATACGCTTGCTCGCGCCAGCACGGAGCTTGGCCGTCTTGTCGAGCGTCTTGTAGAACTCATCCTTTTCTGCGCCACCACGCGCGCCGGTGAGTGCATCACCCACGCCGGAAACGGGATTGCTGGTGAACAGGTTGCCGGTCAGGGAGCGGATAGCGGAATCGGTCTTGATCGGGGATCCACCGGTCAGGCCGGAGACAAGCTTCGCCGCGGTGCTGGTACTATCGCGTACCTGCATCTCGTCGGGAAGATCTTCCATACCTTCCGGTACGATAGGTGAATCGAAGTACAGATTATGATTGGCGACGTTCTCTATCGGTGCTTTGATCGCTGGGTTGAGCAGACTGCCGGCGGTACGGCTTAGGTTGAACTTGCCGTCTTTGATAGTATCGATCGGCAGGACGCTACCAACCGCAGATAGGGCCGTCTCCCAAGCTGTCTTATCCGGTTGTCCGCGCAGATGGGCTAATATGCTTTCAGTAATGTTGCCGAATACCTTGTCCGGTTCGTTCTTCGGCAGCTTCAGTACTTGATCGTAGTTGCCCTTCTCGTCCTTCTTATCTCCCAGCACAAGAATGAAGTTGTTATCCTTCACATCTTGGCTGATCGAATCGTAGACTTCAGGGTATTGCGTGGTGTTCCATGCGTACACGCTGGCAGCTGGGACAGCGATGTTGCTGGTAATCGCGACAGCTGCACGCTTCGGGTTGTTCTTGATGGCTGAGATGACATTCTTGTTACCTTGCAAACGGGTATTCAGGAAGAGCAGGTAGTCGTTCAACACGCGGCCTTCCTTACCGAAATTGGCGAAGTCGACCGTTACGGAGCGCGCGCCACGGGCAGCATCTTCGATAGTGCCGCCAGCTTCCTTGATCGCCCGGGCTTCAGCCAGACGTGGCGCGTACTCAATAGCGCGGCCGGCAGCTTCAACACCACCGTACGCCTTGCCTAAGATACGGGTGACTTCATCCCACATGCCCTTCGGCGTAGTGATGTCCGGGCCGTTCACTTTACGGTCAAGGTCTTTGATGAGGTTACGGGACTTGTCGTAGTCGTTATAGATACCCCCGCCACCGCCGCCGGCAGATCGGACTTCCTTCGAGAGTTTGCTGTCGGTAGCCGCGTCAATGAAACCTTGCGCCCAGCGCTTCATGTATGGTAGGACGGTGACATACTCCCACACGGGGATAGCCTTCGACGTGATAGCCGTCTGCCGGGCATCACGGATCGGGTTCTTGACGAATTGGAACGGCAGCGAGAGTGTCGTGACGGCAGCACGGAGCGGTTGTGCGACGTACTTAGCCACCTTACCGACAGTATCGCGCTGTGCTTCATTGAGGCCCATCCACGTATCTGCAATCTCTTCCGGCAAGGCGATGCGTTCTTGGACGCCCTTGCGGATACGGCTGACCGCCTTGTAACCCTTGGGTACGTCTTTGTCGAGCAAGGTCTGGAACTCGTCCTTGTTACGGCTGATCGTTTCCAGCGCGTCATCGTAGTCCAGTGACAGGGCTTCCAGATCATCTAGCAACTCTGTCATGCGGCCTTCGCGGCTGCCGACCTTCTTCTTGAGCTTCTGGATTTCAGACAGTGGCGCTTCGACCAGCGAGCGCACGAACGCCGCCGTATCCTGCGGGCCGAGCTTGCTTGGATTGACGGGAATTTCATCGCCAATCTCCTTGAGGATCGCCCGTTCTTCTGTCGAGGTAGGAACATTCTTGCCGGCTTGCGAGGTGGGGACCTTGCCGCCCAGTCCGGACGACGTGAACTGCGGCGTTGAATCGACGCCACCCTTCTTGAGTGATAGCTTCAGACCCTCTTTCTCGAAACGGTTGACTTCACTTTGCAGACGACGGAGCCAGCGTTCGCGAGTGCCGATCAGCTTATCTACCTTGTTGGCGACCTTCCGGAGTTCGCGGTTCTCGCTGGACAAGCTCATGCGTTGCAGTACGTCATCGGCATTGCGAAGAGGAACGACCAGCGACGGATCGATTTCTTTGAAGCGCTCGGCCGCATCGAACATCTTGGACTTGTTGACGCGATCCATCACCGAACGGGTGGTATTGAGCATCGATTCCAGTGGATCGAGAATTTCGTACTGCTCGTCCTGCATACCTTTGACGGCCTGCAATATCTTATCCTTCGATGAGCTGCGGCTACCGACCGAGAACGCCTGCCGGTTTGAACCGTTGGCGAGGTATTCGACAACATTGCGCTTGGAGAAAAAGTTCGGATTCGTTTCCTTGATCTTGCTGTACGCCTCTTCCGTCAGGTCGCCACTGTCGACGAGCATCCGGAGCAGGGTGTCGTGGTGATTACGTACTGCGTTCACGGCAGCTTCAGCCTGTTCAACCTCTTCGGGGCGGCGCTTCGACCGGATGGCTTGGATAGCGGCTTCGGCACGTTGCACGATCTCCGGGGCATACTTGTCAGCACGGTCAAGAATCTGCTGCGACTCACCCAATACCCGTACGTCATCCGTACCGCCCTTATAGAGTCCACCCAGTGCATCCATGACCGGAGCGATCTGTTCGCGGTTGGAGTCGTCCAGTCCATTAGCCAACTGTCGCCATGCGGCAGGATCATCAGCCGCCGCCAGCTTCCCACCGGTCTTCTCGGTGTAGCGACGGGAGAACTCATCAAGCGGTGCGTCACGGTTGAACAAGCCTTCATAGACACGCTGACGCCAGCCCTTCTTGGCCTGCATAGCTTCGACCTGCTCACCACTCCGCATCCGGGCCAGTACATCCTCATCAGCATTTTGCATGTCCTCAAGCGGACGGATAGGATCGTCGTCCGGCAGCTTCGGTGTAGTAGCCGGCGTATTACGCGACGTACCGTACTGACTAGTGAGTTCTGCTGTAGACTTGCGCGCGCCAGTAGGTGTGATGGCTTGGACAAGTTCATCGGCCGGGTTCGTCTCGGCCACGGCGTTCGCTACGGTATCCCGGCCAACAAGCCGATTGATAGCGCTCATCGCAAGTCCGCTGTCAGCAGCGTCAGTAATCTTCTTGACCTGCTTCTCGTCAGTCGTACGAGCAATCGATGGAGCGATACGGTCGATAACGTCACTGGCGAACTTGCCCCGCAAGCTCTCACGCACCACGATCTCATCAGGAGTCTCGGCCAGATCTTTCGCCAGCTTCTTACCTACGGCCTTCGGGCCAGCGCCAACGCCGGGAACGTCGAGGGCTGTAGCGCCGACAGCGCCAAGGTATGACAGTGGGCCGGCAGCACCCTTCACACCTGACCAACCGGGCGATGTTTCCACAGCCTGTTCATAACCTTCGCGGCGCTTCTGTATGCTCTCGACCGGTTTATCACCCAGAATAACCTTCTCGGCCTTGTTGTCTGGAATGAAGCTACGGGACTGCTCTACCTTCTTCTGGCTACGTTCCTTGATCCGCTTGAGCGCTTCATCGCTAGGGTCTTCCGCGCCATATATCTTGAGCGTGGTGCGGAGCGACGGATCGTTCTCCATAGCTTTTTTGCGGTCGTCGTACGACATCTTTTGGAAGGCGTCGATATCGGCGTCCAGCTTGTCGCGGGTGGTGCGGGTCTGCGTCTCGGTCATGGATTGGCCCATACCGATCACGCCGCGCGGGATTCCACGGGCGACCTCCACGGCAAAGTCGGTGACAGGTTTCGCTTTCTTGGCGGTGCGCTCACCGAAATCAAAGACGTCATCAACGAAACCGGCGGCCTTGTTTTTCAAGCCGCCTTTCTGATCTCGTTTCTGTTCGTCGTCTTCATCCTGCCGAATCGTTCGCCAGATGTCATCCCAGATACCCATTACAGACTGAAGCCCCCACCACTGGCCGTACCGGAACCGCCCATGCGGAATACAGGATTGCCGAGGTTGGCCTTCGATTTCTCATACTGACCACGGCCGAACATGTGTGGGTAACGATCGAGTAGTTGGCGTGTGATATCTTCAGGGCGCGGATTACCCTTCTTGAACAGATCAGGATAGTAGTCGCGGAACTCGTCGACCACTTCGCTATCATTACGGTAGAGGGCTTGCGCCAGATCGTTCATCTCCGTCCAGTCGTTCTCAAATTGGATATCCACAGGATTCTCGGAGTCTTTGATAGCATCAGTGCGCCGTACGCCGGTACGCTTGGCATAGGTGTCGATATCAATCTCCTTGCCTTCCGGATCGAAGAAGGCGAAACCGCCGTCCTCTTTACGGGTGCGTTGGTACTTGCCGGGATCCATCTGATCCTTCAGCCGGGCGGCGGTGGCCTGTCGTGCCGCTTCATCCTCGCCAGCACGGAAGTTGGTAAAGCCTTCATTGCTTGCGCCGGCTACGGCCTGATTCTGAAAAGCCCCGTTGAAAAAGTTCTGTACTTCCCCACCACCGGTCGCCGGTGCGGCTACTTGCCGTGCCGCTTGATTCGCGCGTAAAAAATCCTCTGGTGTCATCTTATCCTCCTATTGCCTGTCGTGTAGCGGCAACGTCGGCGGCGCTGTAGCCTTGGCCCGGTAATCCGGCAAGGAACGTGTCGATCTGTGATGCGCGGTTCTGCCCCGTACGTTGCAAGACCTCACCCTGCCGCTCGACATCCTGCCGCGTCCGTTCGATACGCTCTTCAGCAGCAAGGTCTTCCATGTAACTATCAAGATCGAATTGCGCACGCGCACGTTGTTGAGTAGCCATCTCCCCGGCGCGGGTATCGCCCTTCGCGATGTCTTCAATCGTTCGGTCGCGAAACAGCTCTTTCGCACTACGCTGGTCTTTGAATTCCTGAAGCTGGCGGCCGTTGGTGACATTGCGAAGTCGCACCTGATCGACCTGCGCTTGTGCGCCAAGTCCGGTCGTAGCGTTGCCGGAAGCGGATAGCTCTTCGGAAAGCTGGCGATACTGTACGTCGAAGTCCTCGCCCTCATCGGTCTGGTAGTTCGCTTCCTGTTGCTGCGACTGCTGTAGCGCTGCCGCTACGTCTTCGACCGTACGGGTACGCTTGGTAGCGTTGTCTTCCAGAGTGTTCTTCTGTGTTGACGCGATCTCTTGGGTACTGAGTTGAAAGCCCTGCTGTGCCTGCGCGCGGTTGACGTTCTGGGCGTTCATGAATTCGCTCCACTTGCGCTCGTACAATGGGTTCACCGCTGCTTCGGCAGCCGACTTGGCCCGATTGTAGTTCCCCATGATGTCAAACTGCGCTACCTTGGGGCGCGCATTAAGTGAGGCGATCATGGACTGCAAGCGGGCCATCTCCGCATTGTGCGCGGCATTACCACCGGAAGGTGGAGTCGGCATCGGCGGTGGGCTAATACCTGCCCCACCACTGCCGCCGGCACTCGTCGGCCGGTCGCCCCAACCGCCCCAGTCCGTAACACGGTTACTACCTGAGCCGGGCGTCAAGTAGTCGTATGTCCGTCCGAGAAAGCCTGCCGCTGATTTTACTAGATTTGCCATACGTTCTCCTTGATAGAATTATGCCGTTATGCAGGCATTTTCGCAATTAATAGCCTCGGGTATGATAGGAAGAAAGCCCACAGTCGTTAGACAGAATGTAATATTTGAAGCGGATAACATACTGATTCGCGTCCGAAGTATAGGCGATACCGTTGAAGTTATCCAACTGATGCACCACCTTGAGACTCGTGGCGCTGACTCGGATAAAAAGGTTGTCGGCTACCGTGCCGGCCGAACCACTGTAGATGAACGTATCGGCAGCGTAGCGTTGTGCTTTGGGATCGATTTCAGAGCCGGCGTAGCTTTGAGCGTAGAAGTACGCAAGAACGTCCGGGGTATACGGCAGCTTGTGTTCAATCTCAAGCAATGTCTCTTCCTGCTGACTGACGACACCGGCAGAACCGACGAACGCCGTACCGCCAGTGAAGCGAAGAACAGCCAAGTGCGCCGGGTTAGCCTTGAGATTGACCTGCCACCGGGGACGACGGCTATCATAACGTGGCCGATCTTCACCGATGATCTTGCCATTCTCCATGATGATAATGCCGGCGCTCATGCTGCTACCTCAATCGGATCCTTCACTATCAGGAAAGCGAAGCGTCCGGTAAGGAAGCCCTGCGCGCCGGCCAGCTGCAAACGGAAGGTGTTGGAAGTAGCCAATCCGAGCGGCGCTTGATTCATCGGATAGATGTAATCGTCATTAGGCATCGGATCAGTCCAGCTCCCACTCCAGTCTTCAGGCTTGCGGTACTTCGCGAAGAAGTAAGTCGGTGGATAGCCGAGATCGTGATCGACGATAAC